TATAGTTGGGCGGCGTTTTTCTGCTCACCGTCATCGGTTTCTTTATCACCGTCATCGGATAACTGCTTACCGTAAGCGGTTTCCGTCTTTGGTTGGGTTGTACCGTTTAACTGGTCTAGAGCGACTTGGATGACTTCGGGAAGAACAATAAAATGGCGAGTTTTATCAAAGGCAAATCGGCTGTTAGGGTTGCGGAAAATATCAATAAACCCTTTGTCTTTGAGGGTTTGTAACCCGTTTCGGATCTTGTCCTTTCCCCATGCTCCTAACATGGCTTTCCTGAGATCGGCTTCTGTATGCCATTGAGTTAAAGCGGTGTCGTACTTTCCACGCTCTCCATGTCGCTCAGCAATTTCGTTAGCGGCGATCGCCTGGTGGCGTTGATCTAGCTTGACGTTGTGCCAATAAATCAGGTGGTTAAGTAAGGCGGCGGCGCAAGTGTCACCGTCGCAAATTTCAACAAAACTGGCTCGGATAATAACTAGGGGATCGTTGGCAGGGGGGACAATGCAAGAGGATTTCATGGCGAGTGCTCCTGGGTGGGTGACGCTATTTTTGATTTATCCAAGGCGTTCCACCTTCGTTAGGTAAAGCTTTCTGCCTTTCTCGAAAAACACCTCAGCTTCCACCAATAGGGAAACCAGCTCGGCTGTGTAGGTATAGGAAAGCCCCAGATAAACGGCGATCGCCTTTCGGGAGCGTTTACCGGCTTGGACTGCCTCAATAATTCTGTTTTCGTGCAAAGCTGACTTGCAAACCCACGGTTGCTTGTTGGGGGTGTGGGTTAATATGGAGAGATGGCAATTTTTGAGCATAATTAGATACCTTTTGTGGGGGAGGCTTAGTGCCTCCCTGTTTTTTTAGAAGTGCAATTCCTGCATTGCATCGTCAACAGCGGGGAACTGTTGAGCGAAGATCTCGGATATAGCCAGCGCAATGTCACGGTGCTCCTTCTGGGTGGAAGGGTGACACCTGACTTGCAGGTAATGAATCCAAGAGCGAACCGAACCCTTCATGTAGAGCCGTGTCTGGGTGTTCAACGGCAGGAGCATTCGAGCGCACTCTTTGGCAATACCGTCTTCCAACGCCGCTTCGTAGCGGTCATAACAGAACTCCCAGACTTGCTCTTGCAGGTACAGGAAAGCGTCTTTCACCTCTGGGTCGAGGTCGTCAAAAGAGTTCTGCCTGTTTTTGCTGTCTTGCCGCCGTGCCTCGCAGGGCTCAAACTCCAGAGCTTCGGTGTACCGTAGGCTTCGCTCTTGGAAACAGAAGCTCCGATGGCGTAATATCTGAGCGGCGATCGCCCTTGAGGTGACAATTTCCACAGTCATGTCGCACATCTCGAAAATTGACCAGTGCTTTTCACGGAGGCAGTATTTGAGCAAACCCACGTAATCGGGGTTGTCTTGGTTGGAGGAGGAAACCCTCGCACAGTAGGCGATCAATCCCTCGGGGGAGAGGAGATCGTCAACCGGCTTGGTGACTGAGATTAGTTGTACTTGCATTGTTGATTTCCATAATTCTTTGATAGGCGATCGCCGCGCATTGGGGCACGACAGTATTGCCGAGGGCTTTTAGGCGTTTTTGGTAGTGGGGGATTCCGGTAGCGAGGGGACTGGGGTGATGTCCGTCCACCCAAGGGGATAACCTTGCATCTATTCCACAAATTCGGGGTTGAGTTGTCCCTTCACTTGGTTGGGGTCGGGTTGAAGGTTGCCGATCGCCGACTTGAGGGCTTTCCGTCCGGTGGCATTGTTGAACCGGGTTATCGTCCCCACTGAACCCCGATCGCCGTCCATTGCCTTGGGGGTTGGTAGAAGTCCCACCGCATGGGGTAGGTGCATTTGATGTCCATTGCGTAGATTGTTCAAAGCGTTGGAGGGGCTGTGTTTGCAATCCTGAGCTTTGGGCGTTGGGAGTAATGAAGTGCCGATCATTGCCTCCATCGTCTCCTTGTGAAATCCTTGATCGACTAAGGCTTGCGCCATGTCCCGGCTTCCACTTCCCCCGCATAGTCCACGAGTTTGAGGGGTAGGCAATGATGAAAACCCGTTCCCTTTGGTGAGGCGCTCCCATGCTGGCCGCTGAAACAACTTGCCATTCCGCATCAAACCCGCTTTGGGCAATTTCCCAGAGAACACGGTCAAGTCCCCGGTTAATAAGGGCTGGGACGTTTTCAAGCAATAGGAATCGGGGCTGAACTGTGCGAAGGATTCGGACAACTTCAAAGAACAACCCAGATCGCTTACCTTCCAGCCCTCGCCCGTTGGGGTTGGCACTTGAAAGGTCTTGACAGGGAAATCCGGCGGTGATGATGTCGAATTGTCCGTGGGTAGGAGAGAAAGTTGTAACGTCGTCATGAATAGGAACTCCATGAAAGTTTTTCTGTAGAACTCGCTGGCAGTAGGGGTCAATTTCCACAAATTGGGTGGTTTCTATTCCGAACCAACTAGCCGCCAAACTGAATCCACCAATGCCAGCAAAAAGATCGCACTGCCTGAGGTTTACCAGTTGCGCTGTGGGCATACTTTCTCCACCTCTACCAACTGGTAGGCGTTGGATTCTAAGCGGACTATTACCTCTGCCCGCAAGAGGTTTCTGATTGTGTACTGGGCGTTATAGGGAGCCACTATTTTTTGGAGTTCCCGCAATGTCACCCGTTTTTTGCCGGACATATATTCCAAGATTTTTAACTCCTTGCGGATCTCTAGGTCTTTTTTGGTGAGGGCTTCACCGTCAAAAACCCCCTTGATCTTTTTGACATCTTTGTGTCGATAAATGGCAACCATCACGAGTCCTCCTTGTTGATTTCTTTAATGACATAAGTGGCGTACTCACCTGCCACTTTCCGCACAAACTCCGAGGGGGTGAGTTTGACGTAATAGGCGGCCAGCTCTATCCGTTGTTGTTCCCCTGCCGATAAACGCAGGGAAACCTGTTGGGTTAAACGTTGACTTGTTTTTGGCATTTTTCTAATTGCTTACGAAACAAACCTAAGTGAACTGAATAATTGCGGCCTTGACGGCGAAAAGTCTTTTTGAACTCAGGGCGGGCTAACCGTTCCCTGATGAAGGTGGAACTGACTCCCAACCGACAGGCCGCCGACTTAACTGATTGCCAGCCATCGGCTTGGGCTTCGAGTGCCTCCACCCGCGCCAATAGCTGGTCAATTTGTTGTTGTTGAGTGAGGACTCTGGACATAGCTACCACTCCACAGCCTGCCAGCCCCTTTCGTGGCAGTAACTACGCCACTGGGGATTCTTGTTTTGGAACCGCCGGAGCCAAACAGGAAAGGCTTGGCAGGCTTCACCGCCGACTTTCCAAATACCGAACTCTAGGCAGTCCGGTACAAAGTAGATCACCTCTTTTTTGCGCATTGACTGCACCAGTTGATGGCCGGGGTTGTGTTTAGGACGATCTGCAAGCATGGTTAGAGTGATTGTTGATTTTTAAATTGGGGTTGGGTTTGGGGTGATTTGGGAGCAGTTAAAGCACGGTCAATCAATGCAGGGCACAGCCGACGGCCGGCCAAGGCGATCGCCTTTGCAGATATTTCCTGATTGCGTGTGAACTGTTCGTACCATTGGGAGTTATCCCAGAGTGCCTGCTCTGTGGACTCCCGAAACCCGAACCCCATAGCGAGGTACTCACACTGGGACTGGGCGATCGCCTCTGCCCAAATAGGTAAGGCTTGGGCCACCTGTGTGGTGGATAGGGTTAGAAAGTAGGTAGCGGTTAGAATTAGCTTTTTCATTGCATTAGGCTCCATAGAATTACGGCGATCGCCGTTGGTAAGTTGAGCAGACAGGTAACACCGAGGATTTTTAGGTGGTTCATTTTGTCCCCATGTTTTTGAATGCTTGCCACCGCCGGATAGCAGTGTGGAATTGGTTCTGGATTATGTCCAGTTCGCTTTTTTTGGGAACGGGGGGAAGGGTGGGCAATAAACGTGCGTAAGAAGTTTGCATTTAGAAGTCCTCAGGCTTTGAGTAGTAAGGTTTCGAGTTGTCCACTATCGGGATTGACAGCAATGATTTCGGCTGTAGTTGTTGGATAACTGGCATACCGTGGACTATTGACAATCCAAGAGTGCAAGCTTTGGTTTTTAATGGCTTGGCGTTTGATTGGGTTTAGGTGGTGTTCAGTTTCTATCCACCGCTTAACCGCTTCTGCCTCCCCCAAGTGAATACTTGAGTCAACACAATGGCCATCCACTAAAACCAGAAAATTATTAGTCCTTGAACTCTCGGCGATCGTGATTTTTGGGTTGTAAGTTGCATAACTGGGATCTAGTTCCTTGCGGCGTTTGGCATCTCCCATTGGTTTAGTCCTCAAGTAATTAAGCGGCTTTGCGGGGTTGAAAAAGGGGTAAGTCTTGGAGTTCATCAGGGAAGATTGGATCAAGGATTTTTGCTTTGTCCCGCCAATACTTCCGCCAAGAGTCAATACAGTTTTTGACTGTTATTGGTTGTTTCGGCGATCGCCATGCACGGGGGGAAATCCAAGTTTCTTTGACTAAGCAGTTATCACCGGGAACATGGCTGGTGGCTTCTGTTTCGTGTTCGGCAATGATGCCTAGAACGTTAACGCCGCCCCGTGTCATGGCTTCAAACATTCGAGTGAAGGCTAGTCGTTGCCCCCAGGGAAGATCCTTGCCCTTGTATTTGTATTCAAGGAAGATGAACTCAACGCCATCAAACTCTAGGAATCCGTCAATATCTGTTGGTTTGATGCCCCGCTCAAATCGCAATCCACCAAAGCAGATTTGCTGTGAAAACCGATTCATGTTTGTGATGTGTTCAAACATCGGTTAAGCCTCCCAAGCAAACTTTTCAGACTCAATGCGTTGCTCGGTTTTTGGGTAAAATTCCTCGGATTTTTCAACCCAATAGGCAACACGCTGTAAACGCTTGGCGGCCACTGCTGTGGTTCCACTTCCGGCAAAGGGATCTAATACCCGTCCGCCAAAGGGAACAAACAAGGTGATTAGTTTTTCGTACAGTTCCAAGGGTTTTTGCGTGTCGTGCCAACCTACCCGTTCTGTCCCACCGCATTGCGGAATAGTAAAGATGCGAGAGGGATATTCCCCATAGATTCGTTGGTAGTCTTCAATTCCTTGGGTAAGGCTTTTTTCCCCAGGCTTGAAGGCAACAAAAATATATTCAAAGTTTGTCTGCAATGTCGTGGGGGACAATTGCGGGGCGGCGTTGGGTTTATGCCAAATTGATTGCAATTCTTCCGTTAGCAATCCCGCTTCTTTAGCGGCCAATACCATGCGGTGGTAAATGTGCAGGGTACAGGTGGCGACAATCACACCGCCGGGGTGCAACCATTCCGCCACATGGGGTATCCATTCTTCCGGGGAAATGGCTTCCCCTTCGGTGTCTTCAAAGTTTTTGTCAACCGATGCCCGCTTGCCATCTCGCAAGGTAAAACCACCATTGCTGATTAAATAGGGCGGATCGGTGATAATAGCGTCTAGTAATTCGTTGCCAAAGTCTTTTAAGGAAAGAGTCAAAATGTCGGCGTTAATGCCGGTTGGTGCATACTCAACCCGCAAGGCGTTAAGACGGGCCAACTCTTCTTGTCGCTGACGTTCCTGCTCTTCCTTCGATGCTTTGGCTTTATTCCATCGTTCATACTTGGCATTACAGCCCATAGCCCAGTTGGAAATTTCAGCCCGAATTTTGTCAATCTTTTTCTGGCTTGGAACCTTATCCCCATCAATAAGACTGGGTAGTTTTTCCAGAAATTTAGCGGACAGGTTGACGGGTTCACAGTAGGGAAGATCATCTTCGTTGAACTGCCAGACCATTTCTTCCTTGGGTAAGGCTTCTAGCCCCTCCATGGCAGACTTAACCCATAGCCCAATGCTGTGTTGCAAGTTCTGGGGATTGTCAGACGTAGCATCGGCAATAACTTTTTTCACCCAATACTCAGGGTTTAAGAAGCCGTGCAATACCTGGGGAATGTCAACCTCTTTGATCGCGCTAACAATCGTTTCGGTTTGCTTGACACTCCATTCTTTTTCAATGAGTAATTCCGTCAACTGTTGCCCGTATTGTTCGGGGGCTTTAAGGATTTCAGCTAGGTGACTAGATTTATTTAAAAGCATTCGGATGTCCGAACACTTTATTCGACTAAGTAACTTGGCTGCTGAATGACATTCAGATAGTGTGCTTTTTGCCTTACCAACCATTCGTGCATATTCAGAAAGCCCACCTTTCTTACCTCGCCCACCTTCCGACAATTCCACATATTTCAAAACGTGAATGCCGTACTCTAGCGGGGAAAGTTCGCCTTGGTTATTGGCTAACACCAATTCCATGAAGGCCGCCACGTCGCCCATTTCTTTCACCCAACAGGGCAACATCTGACAGTTTGCTTGCAACGCCGCCTTATGACGAGTGTGGCCGGAGATGATTTGATAGCCATCTTCAAATGGACGGACTAACAAGGCGTATTCAGGCTTGAAACCACCGTCAGCAATGGACTGGGCAATGGTATCGATAATGTCCTCCCGATAAATTAGGCGGGGGTTGTCGGGGTGGGGGAATAACTGATCAACGGGTAGCCATTGAATGGTGGCACTGCCGATCTTTTCGGCTCCGCTAACGTCCAGCAGGCTCAATTGGGTTGATGGCAATTGCGGTGATTCGCTTGATTGGCCGCCCGTTTGCTCCTTTGTGACGATTGTGATCCTCCCGTCGATCTTGGCCGTGGTGAAGTTATTAACGTCGGGCCCCGTGGTTACCGACTCGTCTACCACTTGCGGCTGTGACTCAAAAACCATAGTATCTCTTGATGAATTTGCAAGTTACCTCTTAAGAGTACAGTGACTTGATGAATTCGTCAAGTCATTTGCAGAAAAAAAATTAAGTGCTGACCCTGTCCCGTTTTGATGACTTTCGCCTTTCAATCTGATCCAATAGCACCGACGTGCTCACACCCAGAGCACTAGCCGCCTTAGACAGCGACTTGCCAGATATTGCATAATATCCGTTAAACCATCGACACCACATTTCAGCGGGAATGCCGGTCATAGACTCAAGTTCAGATAGCTTGGCTTTTTGAAAATTTACAATCATGTGCGGTTGATGAATTGTGCAACTCTACACTAGCACAACATATACCATGACCAATACTGCATTGACGATTTCGTCAAAAAAAGTAAGATGGTAGATATAGGAACTGGTATTAACGAAAATGTTTATGAATAGAGCCTTTAAGTTGACCATAGAGAAGTTCAACATCCGTGCCGTCGATATTGCTAGATCGAGTGGTGTGGCCGAGTCTGATGTGTCTAGGTTTTTGAACGGAAAAACAGATAGCGGGTATAAGAAGGTTGATAAGTTGATCTCCGCACTGCCTCCAACCGCCAAAGATTACTTTTGGCTGGTCTACAAAAGCGGGGATGCAGTTTTCGAGCAGGACTGCATCGATCGCCGTCTAGCCGTGTGTGAAAGCGGCGGAAAATACCATGCTTGATCGCCTGAATGCCAAACTAGAGAGAGTGAAGATACGACAGAAAGGGAATAGACTGTATCTGCGGGCCACGCTACCAGCCCGCACAGGTACAGGAAAATGGAGCCAGACAGACGTTAGAACAGGTTGCCCAGCCACCGAAACAGGATACAAGGCGGCATTCGGCAAAGCACAAAAATTAGAATCAGACCTAATATTAGAACGCTTCAACTGGGACGACTGGCTAGGAGAAAAAGAGCAACAGTTGATCGTCCCCATCCACCGGAATATAGAAACCGCTATCCAAGCCTTCGGCGATCGCCATTGGGAGAGCAACCCCAGAACCAAGGATAAGGAAAAGTATTACCACAACGACTATGGGATCGCCTTTAACCAACTGCCACTGGATGAACCTCTCACCGTGGAAGTACTGAGGAAAACACTGATCAAAAGCGAACCCGATACCAGAGCCAGACAGCGAAACCACAACGCCTATACCGCACTGGCCAAGTTTGCTGGCTTAGAACTGCCAGCGGACTGGAAGAAACTAAAGGGGAACTATAAACCAGCACCCCGAACAATCCCCAGCGATGAAGAAATCCTAGCTGTGTGGGATAACCTCAGCGAGGGAAGATGGCGGTGGGCTTACGGCATGATGGCCGCCTATGGCTTGCGAAACCATGAACTTGCCAAAATCGATCTATCTCAGTTTCCAGTTCTGCGAGTCCTCCCAGACACCAAAACAGGGGAGCGTCTAGTCTATCCACTCCATAAACACTGGCCCGATCGCCTAGGGTTGGCAGAGTTCAACCCACCCCAGTATTCCGGCACCAGCAACCGTAACAACGGCGATCGAGCAATCAAGGCTTTCCACCGATTAGGGATCGAGTTCACCCCCTACGCCTTGCGCCACGCCTACGCCATTAGAGGAGCCAAATTAGGAGTCAGTCCGGCGATCGTGGCCAAGTGGCTGGGCCATAGCCTTAGTGTTCACCACAACACCTACAACCGCTGGATCTCCCAACTCGACTTTGATAAGATTTGGGATCGGCTAGAATAATGGCGATCGCCGTTAACGGATGGCAACCCTAGCTTTTGCGATATAAGCCTGTTAACGGGGCTAGGTGCGGAACGGGTGACGGCGATCGCCCCCAACGGGGAAGAATTAGGGAAGAGGGATAAGGATTTCTGAAAGTCAAGCTGGTGACGGGATTTGAACCTGCGACCGGCTGATTACAAATCAGTTCTGCACCAGTAACCCACGCCACACCCCAAACCGCTAAACCCCATACAGCAAGGGGTTTTTGCTTTTTTATAGCCGTGCAAAATTGCCAACTATCAACGCCACTCCCCCAAAAATTTAGGGAACTGCTAGGGAAGACTTCCCCTCCGTATAAATCCACAATGGCGGAATGGCACTCGAAACTTTGGCGATCGGTCTAGCTCTCAACGTCGGCTCCTCTCTGTTAGGAGCAATTTTTGGGCAACCCAGAAAACCGATTACCCAGAGGGAAATCAATAAGCTCGAAACTTTTGATCAACCCCAATCCCGCTACGGTGAGGTTATTCCCCGTTGTTATGGCAAGGTAAGGGTACAGGGGATTTACGCTGCGGCTCAGGTGCCTTTCCCTTGGGAACGAGACGATTATTTCAACAGCTCTACCAGCGAGTGGGAGCTAACCTATATCTACTACGGCAACTTGGCCGTGGTGTGGTGTCTAAAGCCACGGATCAGCAGTTCACCCGTCGTCAAACGGATCTACTTTAATAAGCAGTTCTATTACTCCGACGGGAGTATTGATTCAATCCTCGGCTTGTACTGGGGACAGTTTGAGGGGTTAACCGTTAACAACTACTACGGCGATCAAACCGCTGCCGACCCGATTACCGATTTTCTGGGAGAGTACCAAACCGCTTTTAAAAATACCGTCTATTCAGCTCTGGGACGTTTGCGCCTTAACAACAGCGACGGCGGACTGTTTGACTTTCGATACCCCAACTTAGAGGCAGAAATCCACACTCACAGCGGCTCCCTTTACCTCTCGGCAGTGATCGCCGATCTACTGGAAGGGGCAGGCTACGATCCCAGTGAGTTTGATGTCACTGAGTTGGCCAACGTGGAAATCACCGGCTTTGTCACTGGGGTGGAAAGTCTAGCGGCTAAGTTAGAGCAGTTGCAGTTCTGCTATTTCTTCGAGATCGTTGACACCGGAGCCAAGCTCAAGTTCATCAAGTCCTTCCGCTCCAGTTCTTCGGCTTACCTGCCCTTGACGGTGCTGGGTGGCACTGACGGGGAAAAGGCAGGTGAGCTGTTTACCGAGTCCGAGGTGGAATTGTCCAGCCTGCCTACCTCTTTCCGGTTGGTTTATAACAACTACAACGACGACTACCAACAAGCCAGCAAAGAAAGTTTTCAAATCAAATTAGGGGAATGGGAGAACGTCGAGGAGGTGCAGACTACGCTCACCCTTAGCGAATCCGACTCTTTAACTATTGTCAACCGTCAACTGTTGCTGGCATGGGCACGACGCAAGCAATACAAGTTTTCTTTACTCCCTCGCTTTCAGTACCTCGAAGCCGGTGACGTGGTAGACCTGATTCTGCGGGACGATACGGCCACCCAAGTCCAAATCACTCGGATCAACCAGTCCGCTTCTGGCTTGCTCACGGTGGAGGCTGTTGGTTACGACGGCTCAATATTTGGGCTCGGCTACACCGCACCAGCAGACAACCAAACCACCGCCACCATCACCCAAGGCGATCCTATCCCCCTTGGCCAAGCCGATATTTACGCCGTCAACTCCGTTACCAACGCTGACGGCACGGTTACCTACACCGAGGGGGACGACTACACCGTAGACACCGCCACCGGCACTGTCACCCCTGTGGAAGGGGGCGATATTCCCGAAGGCTCCGAGGTGATCATCTACTGGCAAGGTGAACCTCAAGACCCGCCTCCACCTGCCGCTCCAATTGACACCACCCTAGCGGCGATCGATATTGTCAAACCCACCGATAGCGACGCACCAGGGATCTACGTTTTTGCCGATGGGGACTCCCCTTGGCAGTCAGCAACCCTCTGGATCTCTAATGACGGCACCAACTACGTCAGTGGGGGCACAATTTACCGAGGCTTTTTCGGCACTTGTGGCTCTATCCTCCCCGACGGCTCTGGTATTGATAACCTCTCCACCCTTTCCGTCGTTTTGACGGAAACCATGTCCTTGCCAGCTAGTGGCCGAGTATTGGTGGGGAACGAGATCCTTGACTATAGCAGTGCCGTTTTAGCCGCATCCACCTCCACCAGTCGCACCTATACCCTCAGCCAGTTCAACCGAGCACTACGCAACACCGACGGCACTGGCCACGTTGCCAACGAGGACTTTTATCTGCTCTCTGGGTATAAGTACGTCTCGGCTATTTCCGAAGCCGATATAGGCACAACCCGCTACTTTAAAGCCGTTACACCAGGGCAAGAATTAGCCGACGTAACGGCGATCTCTATTCTGATTGAAGGCAACTCCCTCAAGGGTTTTCAAATCACCCATTTTTCCCCCACTCAAGGGGAAATAGGAACAGCAATTTCTATCTATGGCTCTGGCTTTACAGGAGCCACCTCAGCGGCAGTCAACGGCACAAACATAACCAGTTTTGTTGTCGTTTCAGACACCGAGATCACTGGGATAGTAGCCACAGGAACCACCACAGGGAAAGTGTCAGTAACGGTGGGGAGTAATACGGCTTACAGTGTGGCTGATTTTGTTGTCACTGTATTGGCTGTAGAATGGGGGGACATTGGCGGCAATGCTGGTGACAACCCCACGTTAGAATATGAATTGTTAAAGTTATTTTGGGTGCAATTATGATGGAATTTCCAACTAATCCTATAGACTATCCAAGATTTATTTTCTTAGATACGCAATCAGAACCTCTGGCGCTTTATAAGCCTTTTCAATACATTGCCAATCTGTCTGGGGATGTTTTTATTGACCTAATCGGAATGGTTTTGGGAGGCGAAGAAACCAAGGTATGCGTTCCCTTGGCTGACTTTACTTCTGGCAGGTTTATCCCTGTATTACAAGTCAACAATTTAAGGCAATTGGTAGGGTCTTTTCAATCGTTAGACTCTAACGTGTTGTTTGGCGGTTCATTCCCAAATAATGCGCCTGTTATTGAAATTCCCGATCCACTTATTAATCCAGAGGTATAAAAATGTCCACTATTTCTGACCCGCAATTTAAAGGGGCTGTTTTAAATAGCACTTTGACAACTGCATTGTTAACTGCTTCGGCGGGCACTAGGATTAAAATTGACCATATCACGATTAGCAACGGAGGAACTGCGGGGACGGTTACTTTAAGCCGTTTTGATAGCTCCGCCAGTGCCAGCTATAGGCTTTTAAATGCTTACACTATCGCCGCAAATAATGCCACTACTGGCAATCTCCCCCCAGTTGAATTAATGACACTTTACCTAGAGGCTGGGGACGAATTAAGGGGCGGGGCTACAACCACAACCGACGCTGAAATTTCTATTGATTATTTTGTGATTACATTATGACAGTTCATAAAGTTAACAATAAGCATGGCAAAATCATAAGGTCTGGATTAAGTCATGGTGCGAAAGTTATTGCAACGCCCAGTACCGATATTGCTCAAGCTCAATCGTCACGAATCAAAAATGCTTTAGGGCGAAACGTCGGGGTCTCAACTGGCACGGGAGGAAGTGGCGGGGCTGGTGTTTTTGACGCTATTTTTACAGCACCGGGAACCTATTCATGGACAGTGCCCAGTGGGGTTACGTCTGTCTGTGTTGTGTGTGTAGGGGGTGGGGGGGCAGGCGATGACGGAAATTCTGGGGACGGTGGCGGCGGGGGCGGGGGCGGTGGTGGTTTAATTTTCGCCAATTACATCCCTGTAACGCCGGGGGCATCCTGTTCTGTTGTGGTGGGTGCTGGCGGGAGCAACGGAAACGGAAAAGGAGCTAGGTCGCAATCTGGGGGAAATAGCTCGTTTACTTGCACGGCAGGAAGTTTGACCGCAAATGGCGGACAGGGAGGGGGAAATTATCCTGCTATTCCGGGCGCCACGGGGGGAAGTTTTAGTTTTTCGTTGCCCTCAACCATTCCTGTTTTTGGCTTTAGCGGAGGAAATGGGGGCAGTCCTTACGATGGCGGCGGGGGCGGTGGTGGATCGGCAGGATTCGGGGGTAACGGCGGCAACGGGTCTATGTCCTCTAATCAAGTTGGACATTTATATTCAGTAACGTCAACATTGAATTTTGGCGCAGGGGGCGGCGGCGGTGCGGTTTTTGCCCGCGGGCTGGGCAGTGGAGGCGGTGGGAATGGAGGGGTCGGTGGCAGTAATACCACTGGAGGCGGGGGCGGGGGAAGCTATATTTTCAGGACTGATATTTTATCCCTTATTAATGGTTCCAATGGCAACAATTTAACCTCTGCTGGCTCAAAAGGGGGAAATGGAGGTTTTCCGGGCGGTGGCGGTGGCGGTTCATGGGACAACAATACGGGCGTAGTCTCAAACGGTGGCAACGGTGTAGTCAGAATTGTCTGGGGAGATGATGCGCTGTTCCCTTACAATGCACTTGTTTAACCGTGCCTTGATTCAGTCGCTTAAGATATTAATACCTTATCAAAGGTAAAACTCTTAATAAAATAAGTCCCAGTTCCCGATCTACAAATCAGTCGTTGCCCTGTTCTTTCTATCCGCAAACAACAGATACTCCCCGGAGGGTCTGCTATAGCCGTATCATCTTCATAGAGTAGAAATGACTCTCCCCCAGTAGAGTCAAGTACTGATTCCTCGTCATTCTCCCAAATAACAGACACTAGCACCCAGTAAAGAGCCAACCCTGAGACAGGGAAACTATCTGGGTCTAATGGATCGCTCCCCCCGTCAACCTCGTCCCCATCATTAACCCCGTCCCCATCGGTATCGGAGTTGTTTGGGTCTGTTCCTAACAAAATTTCCTCGTCATCGGTTAGCCCGTCGCCGTCTGAATCTAGAGAGCTAGCTACACCGATCGCCGTAACAGCCATTCCCCCCAGATTGAAAATAACTTCATCCTCACTGTAGGCTTCAAAGCGAAAACTGATCCTATCCTCAGCAAAACGCACGTCTTGAACCGTATTAGTCTGCCAATCCTTGAAGCGAAACGGGATTGCCATGCCCCGACAGACACGAAACAATCTAATCAGATAATCCAACTCCGAACGGATCAAAAGCCGATCGCCAATGTCCCAACTACCAAGGGAAGAGTCCCAGCGGGATTTTCGTAGCTCAAATTCGGCGGCGTTGGCTTTGATGCCTGTGGAAAAAGACGGGCCGCCTAGGGTGCCGAAATCGTAACCGAGATCGATCACCTCTGCCAGACTACCAGGAAGAGCGTCTAAATCAGGGTAAATGGTTGGCTCTACCCGAATTTCGGTGCAAGTCAATGGTGCCAGAGTAAACAATCCCTTGGCTTCAAAAGTAAAATCTATTTTGTCCTGCTCAAACCTTACTGGCACGTCAAACTCAAAATCAACGGCGATCGCCCCTGTTAGTTCGGTGGTGAGGACTCCCGTGGTGGTATCCACGCTCCAACCGTTTTCCTCTTCCACGCCGTCAACGTAAACCACCACACTACCGGCTACCGGCTTGGTTATAGGTCTGGTTACCGTAGCAGTGGAAATTGAGTAAGTTTTCACCAGTTGCCACGTTTGCACCGTACCATTCCCCGTTCCTATCGATTGATTAGTCGCTTTGTAATCGCTCCAGTCCCTCAGCCGGAAGCCGATCGCCGCCCCTTTGACGGTGGCATGGAAAGCTAGTAGGGTGTTCAGTTCGGACTGGGTAACACGGCGATCGCCGAGCTGTGCCATAACTAGCGGCTGGCTCCACAATACCCGCCGTTGCTCCTGCCCATCGGATTGGGTGAGGACGGCAGTGTTGAACCGTGGGCCAAAGGTGGCTCCGTAGTTAATGCCCAAGTCTAATCGTTGCTCGTGAAACGTCATGCCGGTTGCTCGTCTGCTCTAGTGGTGACTGTATCCTGCCCCGGTAGTGCCGGTTCCCCCTGAAAATTATCTTTATTGCCGTAGACAGACCTACATGTGCCAAAGGTTTTATCACAAGCTCTAACGATTAAAGCCGTATCCCCTACAGTGACAGGGTTCGGTGGCGGGTTCAACAGCCGAATCGTGGTACCACTGGAGTAAATTACCGTGCCAGTGTAGCCGGTGTTGTCCCCCGTTAGCCACGTCAGGGTTCCTCCCAGAAAATAATTGTCAGCACGGCTCAGATTAGTGGAAAAATTCTTGTCACTGGTAACACCGGCGATCGTGGCCGTCTCGGTAAAGTTGGCTAAATTGATCCCGCAGACCGAGTCACCGAACTGGTTGCGGCAAGTTTTACTGGTGACTGCCCCTTGTTTGGTTTGGAGCAAATCCTGCAAACCCCTCGCCTCCACCGTATAGCCCAAATCCGTTAGGCTCACCTTCCCCAACCGTCCCGACACCAGCGGCTCGTACTGGTAGGGAGAGTCAAAGGTGGTAGGCAAAACGAAAGGATTCACCCGAAACACAAAAACGGCGGCGTTATCGTAGGCTCCTCTGGCTATTTCCGCCTCTGTCACCGAGTCAGAAAAATAGGAAACCAGCGACACCTGATCAGCCTGTTTCTCTAAGCTCCGATCTATATCCGACGGCAGTATTCCCCCCTCGGCGTGATAGGTGACACCGTCAATCACCAAAGGGCGATCGAACTCCGTTAAACCCACTACCACACCGTCGGTGCGGGTGATTCGCCAACAGCAAGGTAGGTAGTTGGAGGACTGGGATAAGTAGGATAGGAACGGGGCTGTGTAAGATTTCATGCCACCATTCTGGATTTATACAAAAATTCTTTTGGAAACCCCTTGATATCATCACACCGGTTGTGTTATATTTATTTTATTGAAACAACCAACCACAAAACCATGAACACCACAGCTATCGCTCAACACCTCAATATCCTTGATTCCGCAATCATCGAAGTTCAAGAATGGGCTTCTGTCATTTGGGTTAAATTTGTAGGCGGTTGCCGTTTTGTGTCCAAAAAAATTAACGAGGCTAAAAAAATGAGCAAATTAACAATAATTGACGGAAAAGGATTTGGTGCTACCATTGTCCATGAAGACGGGCATAGCGAGTATTACAGCCAGCTAAGTGGCGACCTTTACATAGTTGGAACTGTATTAGGAAATTATTATGATTACCAACATTGTCTAATCGCATTAGATGCTGGCGGCGAAGTGATTGACAGTAGCACCAGTAAATGGGGAGAAACTCGCCTCCACAAAGTTTCAGTTGATTCCGACAAATTAATTGAATACTGCCAAAAACTAGAAAAAGCACGTAACCCTCGCGCTGGCATGATGCAAACCAGCACAGGTGAGTGGGTCATGGCAGATGATTGGGATCGGATTGAATGCTGTCGATAATGAACAAGATCCCCTCTCTCCAACAGTGGCGGCGATTCAAGCTGTGGCTAGACAACGATTGCAATGTCAAAGCCACAGCAAAGGCGGACGGCTCCCAGCCTGAAATAATCCGCAAGGCGATCGCCGCCGTCCACTGGCACCTAAAAAAATCAAAAACCTAATCAAAATCCCCGCTAACCAACCACGGAAAAGCGGGGATTTTGCAACTAGCCATAAAGCGGCTTGCACACTTAAAAGTAGTATAGCCTATGACCCCCTGCCTTTACTGCAACCATCCTAAAACCCACAAGCACGGCGATCGCCGTTTCAAATGTCCCAACTGTGGCAAAACCTTCCGAGTAGATAAACTCTCGGAGACGGGAAGGCCTGCGATCGGCGATCGACCCATGACGGGATATGAACGGCTGAAACGTTGCCTCAGAAAAAAAAATTCCTGACCCCCTTGTCAGTTTCACACCACTTGCGTTATATTTAAAGAGTCAAACAACCAACCACGGAGACAAAATTATGGAAATTTACCGCTACGCATCAACCGACATTCAACAACACCATCAAGATCAGTTATCTAAATTTGGTTTGTGGTGGGCCGACTTGGAAGAGGCAGGAATTGAAACCGCTTATCTTGCATGGGATGGCGATACAATCACGGGATTTCAAACCGTATCTATGGATGGGCTATGTGTGGCGATCGAGGTTGATCCCGAATTTCAAGGGCAGGGCATAGCTCGCGCATTGATTAATGAATCTGGTTGTACAAAGCCAGAACGCAATGAAAATCCTGAATTCTGGGAGGCGATTAATTACTAATGCGGCAAGTCATTAACTGGGAACCAATAGATCCCATATTGGGAACAAAACCAGACCCCGAAATTGCCAAAAGCTTTAATATTCCAAGCACATCCGTTTTGAGAAGACGGCAAAAGCTCGGCATCCCTGCTGTTGGCTTTCACAATAAATATCCCTGGCAAAACATCGACCCACTACTGGGGAAAATTTCAGACACCGAAATTAGTAAAAAAATTGATATTCCAAAAACGTCGCTGTATGAGAGGCGAAAAATGCTGAATATCCCATCAGCCAAAAAGATAACGGAAGAAATGATCCAGCAGTGGATTGACTGGGAAATAGAAGGCATTCCACAAACTGAAATGGCTAAACGCTCAAATGTTCACTGGACAACCGTTCATCGGCATTTGAATACGGCACTAAACAAGCCTAAATTTGGCAAGTTTGCACATTTGATCAAAGAATCCAAGCCTTAATCAAAATCCCCGCCAAACCAACCACGGAAAAGCGGGGATTTTTCTACTCTACACATTCCGCAACTCAGAAGCCATTTCCCGCGCTAACGTCCGACTCTGACGATAAAAACGGCTTTCCTTGTCATTGATATTTACGTTAACCGTGTTAGTCGTTGCCCCCGCCATGCCCCGGCGATCGCCGTTATCAGGCAACGATAGCCGAGGGGACTGGTAGGTGTTCAAGCCAGATAACAAACGGCTTTCTAGCCCAACGTAACCACCGTCAAAATAACCCGGCAAACGGTTTAACAAATTCAGCGTTGGCAACCCTATTTTTTGGGTTGCTTTTTTGTTGAGCACAAACTCCCCAGCGTGAACAATTCCCGCCGGTTGTAGGCGATCGCCGTTGCCCGTATAGCCGCCAGAAGCAAAACCTGGAATAGCACCTTCAAAAATGCCGCCAAATAAGCCATTTAACCCCTGTTGGATCATCTGGGAACCTAATTCAGTGATTGACTGCAACAGGGAGTTAGTAAAAGCTTGGATTGCATTTTCGCCGTTAATCAGAGCGGTGAAAAAATTATTGAAGGCTCCGCTCAGCATGTCTCCCACGGTTTCGGAAACGTCACGGAATTGGCGATCAATCAACTGCAAGTCCTGTGCCAGAATCTCCGCTTCTCGGGAAACGAGGCTTTCTGCTAGTGCCGGATTTCCTTGATATTTCTGCCGTAACTCAATGGCCTTTTGCTCAAACTCCGCTCTCCTAGCGGCGATCGCCTGTTGCTCCCTGATAGCAGTAGCCTCAAACGGATTAGTGGTGAGGTTGGCACGGTTTTCGGCATTCCGAGCCGCCAGATCCCGTTCTATGTTCTGTAACTCCAAGCGACGGTTTACATCATCAAAATAGGCTTGTTTTTGCCGGTTCTGGGAGGTTTCCAGTGTTTGCGCCAGCATAGTCTGCTTAGTGGTTTCATCGGTGATTTCCCTGTTGATTCTGGCTATTTCTGTCAGGGTTTCCAGTTCTATTTGTTGCAGTTCCAGTTTTAGCTGTTGCTCTATGTTGCCGTTGAAAACGGCGATCGCCAATTTCCCCTGAACGATTTCCAATTCCCTAGCACGGAGTAGAGAGTCGTATTCGTAGTTAGCTGTTACGATTTGAGCATCCCGAATCTGTTCATGGTATTTCAGTTGTTTGGCCAACTCATCACCTTCTAGACGGGTGGATAGTTCCAAAGACTGTTTTTTAAATTCAACATTGGCCCTTTCAATCTCGGCATCCCGTTTGAGTAAATCCTGACGGGTTTCCGCCGCCGCTTGCGCTTTCAATGCCGCCAATTCAGCGTCCTGATTGGTTTGCCGGATCGCCTGTTGCAGTTGGTTGAACTCTTGCATTTTGGCTCGTAGCGGTTCCAACTGCGCCTGATAGTTCTGTGTTTCTGCTAGTGCTTTTTGGTAAGCTGGCAAAAACTCAGACTCTAGGCGATCGGCTAATCCTCGCATATTCGCCGCCGCTTCTGGTGCAATCCCCAATTGAGAGGATGCCTCCCTCAGTGCCGGAGCAAAATCCGTCATGGTGGCGATCGCCTGTTTGAGAACAATTTCCCGTTCTGTCAGTTGATTAGTCAACTGCCGCAGTTGGTTTTCCGCTTGACGGTTTTCGGCGGCGGCTTGACGGGATAGGGTTTGGGGTGAGTATTGATCGTCTAAATCCGCAAACTGATTTTTGAGGTCTGCGACATCGTTACCCAGGTTGCGTAGCTCCTGATCCAATTGCACCCCAGCCCCAAGAATCTCGGCGGCGGAGTTAATACGAAAATCCTTGAACTCCTGATTTAATAGCTCGGCGTTGCCATCCACTACTGCTTTTTTGAGTCCAACTAGGGTAGCGGTGTCGGACTTGGCCTTTTGAACGGCGGGATCGGGAACGGTGCTAATGGCCGGGGGCGTTGCACTGGGTTGGTTGTAACTGACACTAGTGGCGACGGGTTGAGGTTTAGCACCGGGGGAAACCGTTTGGTAATTGACGTTTGCCACCCCCGATTGAATAGTTCCTAGTGCCTTGGCCGCACCATAACTCAGGTCTAGCCCCCGCCCACCATACTGGGCATCTGTCCCAAAATTTCCGGTATCCGTTACTCGCACAACCACCTGTTTCCCGTTGGCAGGGTTGGTGACTAGCAAATACGTGCCAAAGGGTATGGAGGGGCGTTTGTCGGTTTTGGATCGCCATGGAACAGCTACAGTCAATCCGTTCTCATCATAAACTTCACCGCTAGCTGTTTTCCTGCCGTGCCATCTAGTGGGATCTGTGGGTCCACCATAGAAAGAGGCTTTAGCAGTTCGGGTTTTTCCAGTGGGTTGCATCCCAGACGGCGCATTCGCTACAGTTTGGGTTGGTGCCTTAGCCAGATTGGATTGGGTCGGGCGGGGCAACCCTGAAACCATCGAGGTCGGGTCAAAACTTTTGCCATTCCGCCATGTTTCAAAGTGCAAGTGCGGGCCACTACTTAATCGGTCTTTGGCGGAAATACTGGCAAGGCGATCGCCGGCTCCTACTCGTTGCCCTTCCTTGATATTTTTGGGGACAACGTGACCATAAACATAAGTAACGCCATCGTCGCCAATCACAACTATTTTGTGACTATTGACCTTTTTGTCCCATAGCTTAATTTCCTTAATGGTTCCCGCCGCTACAGAGTGAACTGCTTCCCCCACCGCCGCATTAAAATCAATCCCTTGATGTTTTCTTCGCCCCCCGTCACGATTAGCGCCATAGCGTTGTCCGCTAGATATTCCAACTTGCCCGTTAACTAGAGGATAAAATCGCCCGCCACGAATAGCCGATTGGGTTGCCGTGGTTTGCCCCGCGCCATCCAACACCGCATTACCCATTCCCAACGCCGCTTTGAACGCCTCCACCGCTTCAGTGGCTCCGTTCACCGATCGCCCAAAGTCGATCATCTGATTTTCCAGACTGTACTTCTCAGAACCAAATTGCAACAGGGAACTTTTTTGCCCGATCGCCTTTTCCATCAGTTGGCCCGCCTGATCAAAAATGCCCTGAATCGTGCCAATGATGCCATTCATGAACGTGTTGGAACCAGGGGCGATCGCCTGTTGAAGTTTTTGGCGGATGCGCCCGTATTTCATTTGGTTTTTGACACGTTCGATCTCTAACCTTGTTTCCTCAATTTGGAGGGTTAACTGCTGGAAGAAATCCTGGATGCTTCGACTGAGATCAAAAAGCCCATTTTTCTGATCTAGTAAACTTTGCGCTAGTTGTTCCTCAGATTGCCCCAACTCGTCCTGAATTTCCAACATCCGCTTGAGCATCACCGCTACGGATTTACGTTCCCCACTATCGGGACTAATATCATTAATTAGGCGATCGAGGGTGGCGGAGTTATTGAGGTCGGTTCCCTCCAACTTGGCTTGTTCTGCCAACTCCTCTAGCAGTTTGGCGGTTTTGGGTTCGGTGAGGTAACTGTTAATCTCCTCCACCTGTTTCCGCAAAAAAACAATCCTTTCCTGAGTGGCTTGGGAGTCGAGGGAACCAAGCCCCAAACCTTGCACCGTTGTACCAGTGCCTTGGCTGGTAGCCTGACGCAAGAATTTTACCCTGTTATTGGTGGCTTGTCGGTTCAGGTTTTCATTGAAAGCTGTGTACTGTTCGTTCAAATTGCGCATTTGACGCTCAAGAAAGCTTAACGATTTTTGCAAGGAATTAGAGAGATCATCATAACTTTGCTTGGTTTTTTCCAAGTCAGCCAATGCCGTTTCCATGGACAATCTCAGGCTGTCCTTTTGGCTTTCCGGTGCTTTGATATTGGCTAGATCTTCAAGCCCCTGTTTTAGTGTGGTAATGTCCTCTTCTAGGGCGGTGGCATAAGCACTGGTTCCCTTAAAGAGTCGTTCCCGCTCCTTGAGTAATTCCTGCTCCTCTTTAACGATTTTGCCGTATTGTTCGGTGTCTCCCTTAATTAAATTAGCCCGACGGGTACGGATGCGGTTAATCTCCTCGTCAATTTTTTTGACATCTTCCACCAATTTTTCAGCCCCGATTTGTTCTTGCAATGTGCTGTAGGCGTTAAAGACGGAATCGCCGCCTTTAATTAAAAAGTCATCAAATTGTTTTTCCCCAAGTGTCCGGAGTCCGACACCCTGGCGGATTGCTTCAAGGTTTGCATTTTTCCCCATTAACGCCAATGGTCCAAATCGTGCCAATTTCCCGATGTTTTGCCCCATCCCGGCTTCTGGATCAATCCCGACTTTTTCCGCTAGGGGTTTGATGTCAATCCCAAAGGGACTCCAAGACTCCTCGCTAACAATTCGCCCAGTAAAGAGTGTCTTGGTTTCTGATGCCGTGTTATTGAGTTCTGCCAAGGTTTTTTTCATCTCAATGGTGGCTTTTTTGGCGGTATCCAGTGATTTAGTAAACTCATCAAATCGATCTTGGGTAACATTAAATGCGGCGGTAACAGCGTCGATCGCCAACTGGATTAGGATGATTTGTCCCAAATAGGTACCGATTACAGGCAAAGCGGACTTTAAGACCGACATGGTAGCGGCGATCGCCGATTTGAATAAAGCGCCGGCGATCGCCGTTTTAGCGAAACCAGCCAATAGCGAGGCAGAGTTCCACGCCAGCACCAAGCCCAGTGCAGAAACTATCTGAATTACCGTAGGCATTGCCGATGTAAACCAGTCAATTAATGCGGACAGTCCGTTGAAGATCACCTTCGCCTGATCAAACCACGAACTTAGACTCCGCCGAAATTGCTCTAGTGAGTTCTGGTATCTGGCGATCGCCTGAGCAGTGGTTTCAGAACTATTGGCCACCACGGCGTTCTCGGCGGCGTACTGAGCGGCGATCTTAGGCATTACATCCGAGGCTAGTAACTCACCACTGGACATTAAATCGTCTAATTGAGCCACACTTACTCCAAGGGAACGAGCCAGAGTACCTTGGAAGTCCAGAGCCGCAATTTCCCCTAATTGTCCCCGCACCTCTTCGGCTGACATTTTTTGCTTACTGAGGGACTGTTGCAGTGCCGCAAACATCCGCCCTTGCTCTTCGTTAGACAATCCCCGCACAGAGGCAGTCTGGGAAAATGCTTCAAAAATTTGTTGGGTTTGGGTTCCTTCTAACGCTGTCCCCCTAGTGGTGGAGAGTAAACCCAAATAGGCATCCTCAGCCGTTTTGAGGTCAACCCCCAGTTTTTTGGCGGTGTTAGCCACAAATTGCAAATTGGTTTCGGCTTTGGCTGAACTGCCAGAGATGGCAACAAAGGCACGATTAAGAGACTCGAAGGCGATCACAGTGTCAAAAGCACCGGCGGCCATCGCCCCAAACCCTTGCACTGCCATGGTGAAAACGTTTTCCAAGATCATGGCCGCACCAAAGCCAAGGATTAGGTTTTTCAGTTGTCCGAAAATGGGGAACGCTTCCCCTACTTTGCTAAATAGTCCACTAAACCCTTCTTTGATTTTGTCGATACCTCCCGCTACCCCTTGATCCACCTGACGGATGAAGCGAACAATATTATTTTCGCCATCACCTCCCAGTTCCTCCATACCCATGTTCCAACCTTGCACTACTTGCAGGGCCATTTCATAGAACTCACGGGAGGGAGATTTGATACCTAGTGCCTTTTTAGCACCCTTGATCGCCGCTTCACCCAATGCATATCCAGAGTTTTCAGCCTCTTTTAGTTCCCCTTCGATGCCTTCGGTAAAGCCGTCGCTGGTGCTTTCGGCGATCGCCTGATAAACCCCAACAGGAGCACGTCCTTTTACGTTGGGATACCCCTTGACTGCCTCCCGTTGGAGTTTTGTCATCTCGGCGGCCTGATCTCGCCACATTCCCCGCCCTTCAAAGAACTTGACGTTTTGCGCCATTTTCTTGAACAGTACCCGCAGTTTTTCGGACTGTTCCACTAGTTCGGTACCGATCGCCTTGGAGATTTCGGCGTTACCTTTGGCGATCGCCTGACGGAAAGCGGCTTTTTTGTCGTCTAATTCTTGGGAGATGTTGTCAATTTTGCTCCGTAGGGACTGGGCCACGTTTTCGCCACTGGCTTTTAGTTCCTCGATCTCGTCATCCAGTGCGACTTCAAACTCTTCCCCTAGTTCGGTAGCCCACTGGTGAACGTAGGCCAGCCATCGTTCTGCTTGTTTCTGGGAGTCAATTGCCTCTTTAATGGGTTCGGTGATCTGTGGCTGTGGCTGTGGCTGTTCTTCCCACGGATCTGCAACTGCTGGCGTGGGTTTTACTGTAGCCGTTGCCTTGGGTTGCGGTTTGGGGGTGGGTTTCGGTTTGGCGGCGGCAGTGGCTTTTTCTTGTCCTTTGAATAGTCCGGCGATCGCCCCGGCAATGCCCCGTCCCCATTTCACCAGTTGCCCTAAAAGGGGAATGCCTTCCAACCAATCCAAGAAACCGTTAATTCGTTCTAGAATCGCTTTGCGTCCCTCTTCGTAGCCATCGGCAAAGCCTTGCCCCACGGCGGCGGCTGTTTGTTTAGCTTCTTCAGCCTGTCGTTTGGCTTGTGCTTTTAGTACCCTGAACTGTTGCGCCATTTCCTCGGCTTCAGCTCGGAAAAACCCCCGTCTTTGCCGTTCCTTCCCTATTCCTAGCTCGTTCCCATAGGCTTCTGCTTCAGCGGCGGCTATATGATCAAACCCTTGTTGATAACGGCGATCGGTGGAGTCGATACCCAACTGTCCCATAAATGCCTGAGCGGAACGTCCGGCGGATTGTTTTACCCGTGGATCATCCATTTCCGCCCGTCGCCCCAGCACCCCTTGATAACGCAGATAATCCTGTGGTTTATCAGCCCAACGGGAGCCCACACCAAAACGTGACTGCATGGCGTGGGTATATTCGTGGATCAGATCCTCTGGCAACTGTTCGCCCCGTTTGGGATCGATAACGATCTTGTTTTCTCGTACCTGATAGACCGCCGCCGCCGGACTGCCTGCTGGTAGTTGTTTTAAATTGGGGAAGTAGCCCTTGGCTTCTTCTAGTTGTGCAGTGGTGGCGGTTCCAGTTTTGCCAATTTCTTGGAATAGTTTGCGAACTTTTTCGGCTGGAGTGACTGCTTCACCTGTCACTTTAGGGAGGTCGTAAACTACTTCAATTACCGACTTAACGTAAGTTTCGAGTAGTTTCCGTTTTTCTTCTAGGGTTCCCTCAAATCCTTCTAATCCACTTTCTAGTCCGGCTATAATTTGCTTGCCGATCGCCTTGAATACCTTGGAGGGTGAGTCAATTTGTAATGCGTCTTCTGTTCCTTGGGATAACGCTTTACCGATCGCCGCCCCGGAATCTTTGACATCGCCAAGATCGCCTTCAATGGATTGGGTTAGAGAGTCGGTGACGTTGATGCCGATGTCAGAGAGGGCTTTTTTGTAGTTCTCTAACCCCTCCGTGCTCAATGCTTGTTCTGCGAGTTCAAACGCCTCGCTGTTAAAACTTTTTTTATTTGTATCGTATCCAAGCAGTGCAAAGTCAAAGACGCTTCTCAGGTTTTCTTTGTCTGGGGCATCTTCTGTTGCACGATCAAACTGTTTTTGTAATCTATTTCTGATTTTTTGTTGTTTTATTTGAGGTGCAACCGATTCCGCATCAGCACGGAAAAAAGGACGCTTGCTAAAGCGTAATTCTTTGCGACGATTAAATTTAGATTCTATCCCCTCTGCGTTGGCATAAGCTTCTGACTCAATAGATTCTGCAAAAGTCCTAAGTTTATCCCTATCTGTTGGGGGCGCACTGGGAAAGAGAGAAACATAGTGATCGGCAGACGACTTCACTCCTCCGGCAATTCTTGGAGGCATTGGTTTTTTTTGTAATTCTTTCCACCCCGAAAGCGACAATGACGGTGAAAAACGGGTTAACTCATCAACGGAATAATCTTCTTGGTTCGGAGGTAGTCCCTTTAAGTTAAATTGCAGCGCGTGAGTATATTCATGTATGAAATCATTGATTGACGCTTTTTCTCGTGCCAAAATTTTGTTGTTAAGAACATCATAAGAAGCTCCTGCTATCCCCCCGTTTGCTAGTATGCCCAACTGTGGAAAATAACCCTTAGCCTGTGTCAATTGTTCCGGTGTAGCATTGCCAGCTTTGCCAATTTCTTGGAATAGTTTTCTGACTTCTTGTGCCGGGGTTTCCGCCTCACCCATGACCTTTTTAAAGTCATAGACCAACTCAATAACCGACTTAACATAGGTTTCTAACAGTTTTCGTTTTTCTTCTAACGTCCCTTCAAATCCTTCTAATCCCCCTTCTAATCCGGCAATAACATCCTTTCCGATCGCCTTATAAACCTTGGAGGGTGAGTCAATACCTAAAGCGTCTTCTGTGCCTTGGGCTAGGGTTTGTCCGACACTTTCGCCAGTGCCCCGTAACTTGCCCAATAATCCCTCTAGGGAATCAATTAGGGAGTTAATCGAGTTATCGCCCATGGCGGCGAATTGGGTTTCTAGTTCGGCAATTAGCGGTTGTAAGGCTTCTCCTGCTTGGGATTTTAGCCCAGCAAAAATATCATTGACATTGCCCCGAATGTCGGCCACGCTGTCATCAAATCGGGCAGATAACGGGACGGGAACCCCGGCGTCGGTTGTGGTTACGGGTTTAGCGGATTTTATTTGGTTGGGGTTGAAAACCATCAAAGAATTTTGACGTTTGTTTCCCTCATACTTGTTTAAGTAGGAAAGGCTTTGATAACCAGCGCCTTGAATATCTTTCCATATTGCTTCTTCTACCAAATGCTTTTTGTTAAGCAAATCCTCTGCCGTAGTAGGAATTTGCTCGTCTTTTTCTTTGTCCAAAATCCATGCTGTTTGCGCGGCTTCTCTTTCTGCCTTTTTTTCAAACAACCAGGCATCCATCATCTTTGTTGAGATGGCGTTGTATTCCCCGCTAGAAAGTGACTGCTTTACACTGTCTAGGTTTGGTGTCTCTATTCCCTTGTTTCCTAATTCCCATGCAACAGTGTCAGACTGCCAATCATTTAAGTCGGCAACCTCAAGGGACTCTCCTTTGTTCACAAAGTATGGTTTAGCCTTGCCAAATTCCTTGGCTTGATCCTTTGTTCCAAAGTGGAAACCAAGATCCCTTATGTATGACTGATCAAACTCCGTAAAATTCAAGCCTTCCTTGCTTGCGTGATACCATTTTTGATTGCCATAAACTGAGTTTTTCGCCGTCTTATCTACCATCCTCCTAGCCTTAGCGGTGTCCCCCGTCGCCACTGCCCGCAAATATTCCAAATCCTTGGCGATAGTTGCCTTAAGTTTTTCCACTTCAGCGGAAATCGCCTTACCCGCATCCCGTAGCGATTCCACTGCACCCATACCGAAGGAGTCGCCCGCATTTTTCCCTCGATCCTTCATCTCCTCGGAGGGGCTGTGCATATCAAGGGAGTCGTCAACGCCGGCTTTTAAAGCCTCACCTATGCCAACGCCCGCTCCCTTGAGTTCTGCTAATTGGGATTCGACGGCTTTGGTTAGGAAGTCAACGGCGTTTTGAATGGAAACGTCTAGATTTGACTCGGTAAATGGATTTTTGAATGGATTACTGCCAGCAAATTGTTTTTTAGACAAAGACAACTGGCTAGGCTCAAAAGAAACGACCTCTTTTTCAGCATCTAGATAAGCCAAGGAGATCCCCAAGCGCTTCATTACCTTTTCAATCTCGCCTTCCAAGTCTTCGGCAAATTCAGCACCGAACTTGATTAAGGCGATCTTGGTTCCTTTCTTGATCGTCGCCAGCAAGATAGTGGGAATATCTTGGTAATACTGCGCCTGCGATGCAAAATTAGCGGCGACTTTTGGCGAAAGCGAAAAACTGGTGCTCCGTTGGATAACGTCATGTCCGCCGCCACGGAAAGCGTCATCATCTAGCTGATCGCCCCTTAGAAATCCTTTAGACCTGATTGCTTTCGCAGACCGTCCACTGGTGCCGTGATAGACGGTCAAGGGTTTATTTAGTGTCGCAATGTCAAAATACTTGTTTGCATCTTCTAGCGCCGCTTTTAACTCTTTCAGTACCCCTTCCATCTGCTCAGAAACCACAGCCCGCGCCTCTGAGATAGTGGATTCCAAACCACTAACAAAGGAATCACCCGCCATCTCGCCCCTGTCTCTCATCTCCTCAGACGGCGAGTGCATATCGAGGGAGTCGTCAACGCCAGCTTTTAAAGCCTCACCTATGCCAACGCCGGCAGACTGAACTCCCGCCAACTTGCCTCGAACCGAATCAATAAACGACTGAGCCGCATTATCGCCACTGTCCGCCAACCCCTCAGACTCCGCCACCAGATCTGGCAACCCAACGGGAACCCGCCCCGCACCCTTGTCTCCCTTCAGGACTTCGTTTTGAATCCTTTTAACCTGATTGCGTTGGGATTGTAGCGATTTTGTGCCCACATAATCAGAGGGGAGAGCCGCCAACAAGTCACCGTAAACCTGATCCACCGTTTGGGCATCGGCCAGTAATTTTTCGCCAATTTCCGCCGCCAATTGCCGATCGCCGTCTTGAACTGCCTGACGGTACGCTTTGACTTGTCCTTGCAGTCCTTTGTTGTATTGCGCCGCTGTATCCCGTTTTTGGGATAGGTTCATGTCCTTGAAATTGGGAATTAAGGTACGCACCGTCTCCCCAGCCGATCGCCGTGAAGAGTCCACAATTTCCGATAGGCGATCGGCGTACTGACGGGATAAGGCAGTTCCCTTTTTCCTGCCTCCCATTTGTTCCAAGGGAGCTTGCAGACTTTCTAAGCCTTGCCGCAACTGCTCTACAGTCACAGACAACCCCGCCATCCCCTCCTGCAGAACGGCGATCGCCTCTTGCAGTGGTGAAATATTCAGAGGATCAGCATTGACGGCATCCAATGAACTGGACAACAGAAGCAACTCGGAACGAAGCTGATCCAACTCGGGCCCGTTCAGCCCTTCAATGGAAGACAATAACTCTTTGGCTTGTTGTGACGCTTCACCTGCCAACCGTTCCTGAACAGCATTAGGGGTGGTAGGTCTTAGCCTGCTAGATAATGCCCCAGCCACAGCACTGTGTTTTAGGTATTGCGGCAGTTCATGCCCACCTAGCTTGGCGTTTTCCTCGTCTGTTAATCGTTGGGTTTCTGGCAATAGATCAGGGCGCATCACCTGAACTGCCATATCCTGCCCAACGAAATCCTTTTCCCCCAAGAAAGACTGGTAGTTTTGCTGGTTAAATCCCACCCCTAGATCGGGTGTAGCAATACCAAAGCCAGCCACGTCTGTGATGCCAGCTTGTTGCAAAATAGCCAGAGCTTCTTCCACCACCAAACCGCCAAAGCTATGGCCAGCCAAACTGATTTTGGCTTGGGGATTTTGTCTTTTTGCGGCGATCACCTGCCCCGCTAACTGGCTGGCGTCTGGGTTATAACCCCGCACCAGCATTGAGTCAATTTGTCCAACGGCAAAGCGTAGCCCCTGTAAGCCGTTGATAATATTCCCGATGGTAGCGTTATCAACCTTTGCCTTTTTCAGCGCACCGTAAACACCTTTTATCGTCTCCATATCAAGGGAAACATCGGTGTTAGGGTTCTCCACCGTGATGGTTTTAACGTTCTGAACACCAAACTCATTCTTGATCTCCCTGCCGACGTAGCTACCGGCCCGCCCCTGCCTCCGAGCTACACCGCCAACCGTGAAGACGTTCTCCCTGTTTTCATCTAGCTTGATTTTTTCGGCATTATCAGCAACCAGTAGCGCATCCCTCAGTGCGGCGTTTTGTGTTTGCCAACTACGCCGAGCCTTGATCGCATCTTTAACTCCCGCCACTGGGTTGGTAGCAAAGTTCCCAACACCATAACCTACTGATTCGGTGTTAATGCCGATATTTTTCTTGGTTCCCCGATCAAACCCCTTAACAAACTGGTTCCCCAGCCCCTGAAATAAACCCTGTCCGACTTTCTCTAAAAATCCAGTCTGAATCCGTAGCGGTTGGCGGCGGATCTCACTGGCGATCGCCTTGGGAAGGGTTTTAACTAGGCGATCTAAATCGACGGTAACAGTGATGCCGTTTTTCTTGCTATTAGTATTGACAGTGGTATTGGCTTTGTCAGATCCCGATTTTACGGCCAACCCAGCCCGCAACCGCTCCAAACCAGAATCAGTGCGCTTCTGGAAGGAGACAGCAGCATTGATAGCCCCTTCTATAACCTCCAACTCCGAGCGAATATCGATCAGTGTGGCATTTTGATCTAATTGTGCGCCATACCGTTGGCGACCCACGCCCAACTGCCTAGAGCCAAGGGAGCCGGTTGTATTTCTGAGCCGTTCAACCGCATCAACGACTGCCACAAAACCACGATTATCAACCATTGCCCCCAAGCCCCTTTAGTGTTTTTTGAATGCTTTTTTTGTCCCCTTGAGCGGCCACACTAGTCAGAATTAATTGACTACGCCTATCCTCCGCCTCCAACTCCATAGCGCACTCCAAAAAGAGTTTGATTTGGGGGTAGGTGTAATTCCTAATCTCTGACCAGCTATGACCGGCCCTGATTAATCGGCTGATTCTAATACCCCAGTCTTCGGCGTTTCCGCTTTGACCTCCTCTTTTTTGGGTTGCACGATCGCCATTAGTTTCGGAAAAAAATCCATGTTCTGTTTCAGAACTTCTGCCATCAAACTTAGGACTTCATCGTGCCCCAGTTCTTGCAATTTTTCTTTTTCTACGCCAGAGCAAACGTGGAGAATATGCAACATATCACCGGCGATCGCCGCCTTACTTTCCCCACAACCAAGGATGGCGGAGAGTAAGGCGAAATTGTCTTGATTAGCGGTTTCATCCCCCAGTACTTTGAAGTAACGATCAATGATGGCGATCGCCTCAGCACCTTCATCGGTGAGGATTTTGATAGGGCCAATTTTCACGTCACCAACGGAAGTTTTGAATGTTTTGGTGGGTACAAGAACGGTTAATTGAGAAGCCATATTGTTCACAGAATAAAGGTTAAAAAGAGGGGGAATTATCCCCCATTGGGATTAGTCTTGGATCACGTAGTTGCCATAGCCGCCGAGGTTAGAAGACGCTTGGAGGGGTTCAAATAGGCACTCAAAAGTGGCGGTCATGGTGACGATTTCATCCCCTAACAAATTGCCGAGGCTAGCGGGGTCAAAAGAGACCTTGAACAGTTCAACAGAAACCCGTTTGCGGTTAACGGTATTGAAGCCGTTGAAGTAGAGGTAATATTCCTTGAACTGGGAACCAAATAAATCCACCTGAGTTGCGTCACCACTGGTGTAATTGACTAAAATAGGATCGCCAGCCAAGGTGGAACCTTCAGGAACATAGATCACCCGTCCGTCCACAACGTAATCGTCACCAGCGGTGAACGTGGTGCCAGCAGGGTCACTGGTGATAGAGGTAACGGCAGTGACGATCGCCGAGGTCAAAAGAAAGGCCTTACCAGCGGCAGGGGCGGTGTGCGACTCAGCAGAAACGGTGGCACCAGATACGGCAGTTAGTTTGCCGCGCATGAAGTCGCGGAAATTGGTAGCTCCGGTGTTATCCAGAACAAGGTTGCCAGTGAGGGTAGTAGAACGGGGAATGCGCACGTCCTTGCGCCCATCACCGGACTGGTGCTCCATGTGTTCCACGAATTCCTGACTAGGATCAAAAGTAAGCTCGGATGCGTCACCGATAAAGGTTAAGCCGGTGCTGGCTTTGGTGCCGGTGGTGAGGTCACGGTCAGCGATAAAAATAGTTCCAGAATTTCTCTGGTAGTATTCGGGTAGATTGAAGGCCATTGGTAGCTCCCTCTGGGTTAATTTCTACCCTCAGTTTGGATTTATACGCTGGTGTATAAATTGACAATCAGGAAAAAATTCCCCAGTGCGCCATGCCCAACCATCCCAGTGAACCTAAACAAGTGAGCGGAGTCGCTGAACAGCCGATCACGGTGGAGGCTATCAACGATATTTGGTTTTTGATCGTGGCACTGGCGGCGGTGGTGGCCTACTGTGTGCGGGTGGAGCTGAGCGTCCAGAACTGCGATCGCCGTATCAACAGAATTGAAACCGATGTTCGCGAACTGGAGAGCGATTTCGAGGACTCACTAGCAGAAGTGCGGAAGGCTTTTTCCGCTGAACTACAGGCGGCTCTGGAAAGTCAACGGGAATTTATAGCCGGTCAAACGGCTTTGATTTTAGAAAAAATCCACAATATCAAAGAGCAAACCGATCGCCAGGGGAAGGAACTGCGGGAGGTAGGCGGCTTGCTGAGCTATAAAAGACACCATAACGATCTTGAGGACTAATACCTGTATTCGATTTCTAGAGTCAGGGTACAACAAACGAACGGCTTCCCTTTCGCTTCTACTTGTTTACTTTCGGAGATGGGACGCACAGCGATCACGTTGCTGTACCAGTGTGTCTTCACCGTCGCCTGATAAATATCCTCCATCAGGTGACAGGAAACCTCCAGCTTGTCCGCTTGGGTGGTGACGGCGATCGCCTCCACTTCCACTACCAGCCGGTTGGTTTGGCGGGTGTTAGCCCACTCGTAATTCGTGTCAATATCCCGAAAAGTCACCGAGGGTACACCGTTATAGTCTTGCTCGTAGGTGTCCCAATAGGTACAGGCAGAGCCTATTTCGGTGTTGTAACCGTTGGCCGTGGTGATTTTTTCCAGTTGGGTTTGCAGTGCTTGCAATAGTTCTAGTCTGAGCATTTTTCTAGTTCTCTGATTTGCCTATATCCTCAACTTATACGGAGTTCCCCTGGCGCACCAGAGATAATAGTTAAAAGATTTTTTGAGCCAACATGAAATTTTCTTGCAGTCAATCAGAATTAAACAACTCCCTCGGCTTAGTTTCCCGCGCTGTTTCTCCTCGTCCCACTCACCCTATATTGGGAAACATTCTGCTGGAAGTCGTCGGCGATCGCCTGACGTTAACCGGCTTTGATTTGTCGGTGGGGGTGCGGGTGGAGATGCCGGCAGAGGTGGAAAAAACTGGTGCGGTGACAGTGCCGGCCAAGCTATTCGCTGATATAGTGTCTCGTTTGAGCGATGATCTAACTGTCGAACTAGAAGGCGATAACCTAGAGCATTTTGCCAATCGGGTTATTATTCGCTCCGAAAGTGGCCGGTTTGAGTTGGGAGGACTAGAGGCGGAGGAGTTTCCGTCTCTGCCAGAGGTAGCGGGGGAGGGGGTAACTCTGCCAGCACAAGCTTTTTTGAAGGGACTGGCCGGTTCTGTGTTTGCCGCTAGCACCGACGACACCAAGCAGGTGTTAACAGGCGTGCATATCCACTCGGTAGAAGATGGGTTGGAGTTTGCCGCCACGGATGGACACCGCTTGGCAGTAATGACGGTGAACTGTGACAGTGTTCCCGATTTGGTGGTTACCCTCCCCGGCCGTGCTTTGCGAGAGTTGGAACGGTTGGCAGGTCAAGCAGAAGAAACCACCTTCTTTGCTGATGATACCCAAGCTGTCTTTGTAGCTGGCGATCGCCGTTTAACTTGTCGCAAGTTGGAGGGAGCCTATCCCAATTATCCCCAGTTGATACCGGCACAATTTAGCCGTGAGTTCACCGTCGATCGCCGTCGGTTGATCAGTGGCTTGGAGCGGGTAGCGGTGTTGGCTGATCAGAAGACTAACTTGGTTAAAATCTCCCTAGATACCAGTAACACACTGGAGCGTCTTTGTTTGGAGGTAGAGGGGAGGGATGTTGGTAATGGCCGGGATACTATGCCGGTGCAGGTTTTGCAGGGAACGGCAATCGAGATCGGTTTCAATCTGGGTTATCTGTTGCACGGTCTAAAGGCTTTTACCTGTCAAGAGGTGAAGATTTCTTGCAACGAGCCAACCCAGCCGGTGATTCTCTCCCCCCTCAACGGCGATCGGCAGATTTATTTGGTAATGCCGGTGCAAATTGTTCGGTAGGGTTCTACCTTGATATGGGTTTCGGGTGGTTCGCCGCTATAAATTAGTTGAATTTTAAGGGACGGTATCCGTGTCAGATTATCGTCCTTTATTATTCCCGCCTGCACCATTGCGTCAAGTATTGCCCCAGCGATGTTATCGGCATCTCCCCTCCGGCTGTGTTTGCCTATCAGGATTATTTCTATCGCTACTGGTTCGGCGATCGCCCCTCCGTGGTGTTGTTGGCGTAGTTCCCAGATGGCGTTGTTTTTCCAGTCCCGATAGTTTTGGGGGAGGTAGTGGCGTCCGGTGGATAATCCCCTTGGCCGTGCCTTGGGGATTATGGTGTCGGTTAGGGTGAAAGTGTGGGTCATCTAACCCAAAAACACATAACCAACATTGACAGCGTTTGCCTCATCTTCAGTGCTAACCATGACAGTGGATTGGGATTCCACCCCGTAAGCCTCAACAAGTACCTTGACAAACCAATGTTTATGATAAAAATATGGCTTGTCAATTACTTTCACGACAGTTAAATCAATCAAATTCATGATTATTCCCCAATCAATTTTTGGCGATGGTTCCCATTGCAAGTTCCCAACTTAAGCATCTCGGATGATTTTCTCCAAGTTTTTGATTTGGGCTTCCTGCATAACAGCAAGACACTCCGTCACAGATTTACGGACTTCGTCGTGCATTAAATCCAATGTGTTGTGTTCATTCCCTGTATCCATTGAGTCTAGGTACATAGATAGAATTTTGCAGACAAATTCAAGATTTCCCATTAGATTTACTCCCCAATTAATGTCTGACGACTAGCGTCGTGGTTTCTGGCAAGCGAACGTCGGGATAACAAGCCCGCCAAACGTCGTGATCGTAAAGGTTCTTGTATTCAAAGCGAGGACAGGGAACCCTTTTTATTTCGTAGCCTAGCCGATTACTCATTGCCTTTAGTGTTTGCCATTTAAAGCGGGATTCGCTGACGTTGTTAAACTTGGCCACCCGAATAATGGAGGAGTAGTTGAACAGTTCATCTACGGCTTCGGATAGCTGTTCATTCTGTTCCTCTAGTAAAGCCTTTTCTGCCTGTGCCTTTTCCAGTTCCAGTGCCAGCCGTCCTGCTTCTAGCAAAGCCTGTGCATAAGTCTTGGGGACTGTCGGCTCCTGTGTTGGCACTAAGCTGGTTTGCCCAGTGGCCATTAAGTTGAAAATGTGGCTATCACACCAAACGGCAAAATCATCAGAAAGCCAGCGAGCTAAATTAATTGCAACGCTGGGATGTCCCCACGTTCCACCATTAATCCCCTCCTCTGTGTAAACTACCTCAGATGTGAGGGAGTTTGAAAGCGTTGCCAGATAAGACTTTGTGCCTTTTAGCCGAAACCAGTTGTCTAGGCGAGCACCATTGGCTTGGCACATTTGGGTTAGATTCACAAACCCATCATTGCGCCGCTGAATTAGTTGTCCGTTGTAGTCGAAATTCTGTAGGCTAGTCATAAGCCGATACCTCTCTGATAGGTGTTGGTAAAGTCCTCCCAGCCGCAAACTGGGGGGCATTCTATTATTTTAACCCCTCGCTATGGAAGGCGATCGCCGTCAGATGTTGTCATCTCCTGAATAGTGAGGCGATCGCCGTTGAGTGGAAGGCTTAAGAGACTTAATTTCAGCCTCCAAAGCCTTGTTACGTTGAATCAGTTTTTTGAGCTTTTCATCATCAGAATCAGCCTTACTTCCCCGACGCATATAACCGGCGATCGCCCCCATGCCAAACTGAATAGAAGCCTGTGCCAGAGTGATAATCTCCCCCTGATACACCGCCGCAAAAACAAAAGCCACGGTGATAAACGCCACTAAAGCTAAGGCGATCGCGTCGTCGTCTAAACGCATGGTTAATCCGTGGGATAGGTAACAAACAGAGGTAGGCGGCTAACTCCCAACCCTTGGAGCTTCAGCATCTCCCCCTCAAAAGACTTGAACCGATCGCCACTCATGACAATGCACCCCATCGATCCGGGAGTGTTAGCGTCCCGATGGATACCCAAGTCAGAGCGCACCCCACCCTTGTCGGTTCTCACCTCAAACGGCAGGATCTTATAGAAATTCCCCTCCACTCCCTTGACTTTAATCAGGTTCACTGGTGCAGTTTCCACCCACCAACACCGCAGGCTAGGCACTCGGTACTCTGGCGGAATCGGGCCGCCCCGTGCGTGAAATCCCTCCGCTACCTGCTTAGTGCCGAGGGAGGTGGTAGCTACCCAAACCTGATGAGTTCGGCCACCTTCGGCTCCGACAGAACGCAGAGCCAAACGGCCATGCTCCAGACGATTATCACTATCCAGAGCCAGACAAAAATCCAGAAACCAGTAATTTGCGGGCATAGTAGCTTCCTCGGTAATTTGAACATTTTTCGGTGAAGGTGACGGCGATCGCCATAATTCAGCCTCTTTTTGCCGCCGTCTGGTCAGTCCCAGTAAGGGTTTGCCGTTGGCTTTGTCGTACAGCAACAACGCTTCTGGCACAGCACCCCAGTCCTTTTCCCTTAGTCGTTTGCTGAGGGTGTCAAAACCGTTGGAGCCATAGAAGCTAGATCCCAAATTCCAAGCAAAGCTAATTAGTGCCGCCTGTTGGTTTGGGTTCATTTCCTCCCAGAACGGTATTCCCCGCAGTTTTGGCAGGTACTCTGTTTTGACTTGTTCCCTCAATAGGCGATCGGCGTCGGCTTCACCGGCTAATTTGTCTCCTTTCCTGACGGGACGGCCATTAATGCGGGTGAGTCCATGGCCAATCGTGTAAACGTTTGCCGGGCACAAATACGCCTCCAGCCTCAACCCTTCAAATTCTTTGATAATGGCGATCGCCGTTTCCATAGCCAAGGTGTTGTAGTTTCCCCCAGCTTGGATTTATACGAGCAAAAAAAAGCCCCCGCCATCAGCAGGGAATAGGAGGTCTACAGCTATAAATTAATTTTAGCCCGCCCCACTGAACTACTCCAGAATTGCCGCCACAAAATCAGCAGGTAGATTGTCTATTAAAAACTTAGTGGAATATCATTGGCATCGGCGATCGCCTGCCACTCTGTAATAGCATCAACTGATGGCGGGAATGACTCTTTGTACTGATTGTAGACAGATTGCAATATTGCCCAATTATTGTCAATTTTGGCATTAGTAGCAACGTCCAAAAAACCGCTCTGACGGAACACAGAAAAATGGCTGAGCCACGATTCAAAATTTGCGTTGGCAAACATATCCTGAAGGAATTTGGCAGGATCATATCCTTCTGGAGGAGTCACTATCGGCAAACCCAAAACTGCTCTTGCTGTGTCAATTGAGTCAAACCAAATCCAGCCGTTTTGATTGTTTGGATAACGATAGAGATCTTTATCCAATTCCGTCAGAGTAAAGCCGGGACCATAAATAGTCAAGCCGGTACGGAGTACATTGTTAATTAATTTGTAGTATCCTGCAGTCATGATTCTCCTTTGTTAAGTGCCGATTACTGTCCAACCTTTTGCAGTTGCAATTGACGGATCATCTGCTGTGGTTCCCCAATTTCCAGTGACGGTAATAGTGGGAGCCCCTGTTGCCACAGGCAGGTTAGAATAGATCTCGTTCAACGCATTAGGTCCCAGAGAGCAGGAGGCTAGATTGACGCTTTGATTGCTGGGGAAGATAACGTCTACCTTTGCTAGGGAAAGACATAAATTGAACATATTGCTAAAGTTAGTCCCTAGTGAAGTATTTAATTGTGGAATACTTTGTAGGGAAAAACATGCATTGAACATAAGAGTAAAGTTAGTCCCTAGTGAAGTATTTAATTGTGGAATACTTTGTAGGGAATAACAGTAACTAAACATACTGCTAAAGCTGGTTCCCAATGAAGTATTTAATTGTGGAATACTTTGTAGGGAATAACAGTAATTAAACATATTAGTAAAGTAAATCCCTAGTGAAGTATCTAATTGCGGTATACTTTGTAGGGAATAACATGAAATGAACATATTGCTAAAGTTAGTCCCTAGTGAAGTATTTAATTGTGGAATACTTTGTAGGGAATAACATGAATTGAACATATTGGTAAAGTTAGTCCCTAGTGAAGTATCTAATTGTGGAATACTTTGTAGGGAATAACATGAATTGAACATATTGCTAAAGTTAGTCCCTAGTGAAGTATTTAATTGTGGAATACTTTGTAGGGAAAAACATGCAATGAACATATTGCTAAAGTTAGTCCCTAGTGAAGTATCTAATTGCGGTATACTTTGTAGGGAATAACAGCTACTAAACATATTAATAAAGTTAGTCTGACTATTACTTCCCACCCATTCAAACTGCTCTAGTAAACGATGCACCCAACTGCCGCTATACAATGTCATTGTTCCAGAGTTATTGAGTGCTAACCGGATGTCTAACCATTGGGAGGACTCCCCATTCACCAACCCAGTTTGATTGTGTTTAACACTTAAATTAATGTTGCTTAAATTTTGCCCTGATTGGGGCGTAATAATTACTAGAGCCTGCTTATAGCCTCTAGTAGTCAACGTACTGTCAAGGGCAGGTGCGTTGTAGTTATAGTTGCGATAAGCGGTTACTCCAGAAGCGTAATTCTGGATCGTGCCGTCCCCCCAGTCAACGGTATAAGCCCCCGTGGCGGTGACGGTGATAAAATTAGACTCGTTATCAAATACAGCGTAGAGTCCGTAGAATATTTGGTCAGTGGCAGTGACGGTTGGCAGTGGGAGCCAGTCACTAGGGCGTTGGTAGCTCGTTGAAGACGTTGAGTTACCAGACAAAAGAATCGAGCCTAAATAAAGTTTTCCTGTAGTTGGCATTAGTCTGTGATCACATAAAGAGTTGACGGGTTAGGCGCAGAAATCGCATCATATTCGGCTTGGGTGAGACTAACTATATTTGTCACCACGTCTGCTCCTGTGATACCTGTCGGGTTGCTAATCACAGTGCCAGCATTGTAGCCCTGTACTGTAATCCCAATATCATCAGGTTGTAACGCTGTATCAGCCAGTGTGCCCTGAGCCGCTGTAGCGTAGTCTGTGCTATTTGTTGCCGCCGCTGTTCCTAATGTTGGTTTATTTAGGATTTGAGCGTCACCACTAACCGCATTCCAATCGGCGTTGACGTTGACTTCTGCGCCTTCTGCTATTCCTGCTAATTTAGTTTCCTGATCGGTGGTAAAACTGGCGGTTGTATTTGTTAAAACCGTAGCCAATGGCTGATAGTTAGCCAGTGCCGTTGTTAATTCGCCATCAGTAACATATCCAGACAAATCAGGGTTAACTTGCGCCCCCGATTCAATCCCTTCTAGTTTTGTTTTTTCAGCATCAGTAAAAGTATTATAGTCAGGGTCAATAACCGTATTCGCATTATAGGGCTGTACTGTAACGCCAATGTCGTCAGGTAATAAAGCCTCGCTATTTTCTACAACCTTGACTACTGCAATCTCTATCTCTTGCGGGGTTTCTGGCAGAACAGATACGGTAATGTCATTCTCTACCAATTCAACTGTAATATCAGGCAAGCTCATCTCTATTAGCCTCTCCTATTACCCACAAGTAGCCCGGTGCAATCTTTTTAATTAAACCGTTAAAGCTAAATTCTAGATCATAAATTAAAGCATTTCTGTCACTTGGATCGCCGATTCCTTGGTATTTGGTAATAGGCAAATCTTTGGTAGTTTCAGCGTCTAAAGTTGGCATGAATATTGTTTTGAGGTTTTCGGAGTCGTATAACGGTGAGGGAAAAGTGAACTCTGCTAATAGTTCGCCGCCCTTGTCGGATCGCCCATTCCTAATCTGCCCAGAGCCTACCCAATTAGTAAAATCGCCGTCAGGGTAAGTTTCGTTAGATCCAAGGGAAACAACTAGCTTTTGCCAAGTTTCCCCTTGGACAACGCAAATAGTTGGGTAGGTTGAGCAGGTCATGTCTCCTCCAGAATCAGCTTGATAACTTGACCGTCTTCGATTGGTTGAATCTCTGCCACAGTGAAGGACTCGGTATTAATGACCACCGTCACCCCCTGTGCAATCCCCTCCAAGTCAGTCGCTTTGGCGATCGCCGTAATGGAACGCCCGCCAGCACCGAAGGCCAGCGGGTCATGCTTGCGGCTGAACAGACAGGGGAAGGTTTTGCCGTTCCAAGTGAGAGGAAGTCCGAAGTCTTGGAAGAAAACGGACAGATCCTCGAAGCTATAGACTGGCAAGCTGGTCATCTTCAATCACCTGGTTGATCACTTCCACCACTTCCTCGGGGGTAGGCTCCTCCACCAGTTCCACGTTGCCGCCGGAAAGGTGGAGGTTGAGGCAGTGTAGTGGCATTTCTGGCAATAGCTCACCCGGCGCATAATAAACGCCAGCGTGGCGACAGCCTTGGTTGGCGGAACGATAGACAACGCTACGGTCAGTTTTTTTCCGAGCCATGGCTAGAACCTCTCAGCGGTGATATAGCCAACGATCACTCGGATATAATCATCGGCACCGCCGCCAATAGTCCCAGCGGCCGCCCCGTTGGTGTCACAGGCAAACAAACCGATCTCCTCAGCCGCCGCTACCGTGGTGGAGGTAGCCAGAAGCACGGCAGAGTCAGAAACGGCAGTCAGATCCGAGGATAGCCAGTACTTGTCAGGGTCAGCGGTGGAGGTTAATCGTCCCACACCGATTTTGACGGCAGTAGCGGCGGTAATAGTGTTAGGAATGTCGATCGCCACGTGGGAAACCACAGAGCCGGCGGGGATAGTGCCAATGCTGAAATTGGCGGCGGCAGTGGTGAGGTCAACGATTTTGCTAATTGTCCCCGTCGTCAACCCCTGAGGGAGAGGTGCGGGGTTTGCGGGTACGATTTTGTCTGGGACTGTCATTTTCGGGTTCCTCGTAGGGTTCTAATTGGTGCGAATAGAGAGCAAACTGTTCGGGGGTGAGTTTCAGGATTGCCCCTGGGGAGTGGATGCCACCGCCAACTAAGTGGAGGTGGAACCCAGCCCGGACTCGATAGGAGAATAATTCAGACATGGCTACTAACTAGCGGTTTTAGCGTCGGTGAACATCCCGAAGGACTCTTCATAAGCGACATTCAGATCCATGGTCTGGAATGCAACGATTTCTACGCCACCGGTGCGGAAGGTTGCGCCGTTGTAGTTGGCAGAAAGGCTTAACCCTTCCCACTCGCCGATATAAATTTGACTCCAGTCACCCAGATAGATCTCGGAGAGGTTGGTGCCGTTGCCTTTGGTGAGGGTGGAGCGCACTTGGTTGGTGACGTAATAGGGTTTACCGCAGAAGGTGCTGGAGCCGTCACGAATAATGAAATTGCCTTCCACACCGGAAGCCTGAACGGGGGTGATCATCAAACGGGCTTGGGTTTTGGCGTTGATTAACCATTTCAATCCGTTGATATTGGCGTTGGCCGCTTCGATTTCACCGCACAGTTCGATCAGCTTTTCGTAGGTGGGATACCCGCCGTCGGTACCAAAGCCAGCAGTCAATTTTTTGATGCCGCTATAGTTAGCGATTCCCTTGGGAACGGGAGCCACACCAGAGCCATAGAGCACCGTTTGATCGATTTTCAGGGCCATCGCTTTCACGAGGTTATCCCGTGCGATCATCTCAGCGTCGGGAGTCGATTGCAGTAACAGTGTGCGGGTGAGGGTGGTATAAGCGGCGATGGTTTTGGGGTTTAAGCCGATTTGCCCAACGGTGTAGTTGGATTCGGGTGCAGGCTCGTTTTCGTTGATCCAATCAGCGGTGCTAACTCCCGTCTCTTTAGGGAAAGCGACGTTACCACGCAAACCAGTGATGAACTTAGCTCCCATTTGGAGCACGATCGCCTTATTGCGGAGAGCCTCGATCCACATGTCGGCACGGAGATCGGTGTCAATTAGGTTGCCGCCGAGGGTAGCAGAGCCGGTGTTTTGAATGTCCCGCTGGCCGTAGTAAAGGTTACGGGTGGGGAAGTAAACCCGATCCTCACTGCCACCTACTTGCTTGGCAATTTGTTGGCTAACCTCTCTCTCGAAGCAGTTTTTGCCGTAGTCATTGGGGAAGTCAGGGATCATGCTACGGAGCAACCGGAGCATAGAATACTGTTGGTTCTCCCGTTTGCCAAAGCCAGCCAGATAGTCACGGGGTTTGTCGGTGGGGTTGCTCACACCGGCGATCGGTTGTTGGTTGAAGCCTCGCTCTACTTCCACGGCAAAAATACCTCTGGCTTCCTCCACCGATTTACCGGACTCAATTAGTTCCTCAGATAGTTTGGCGAATTGTGGCCCGAGGTTTCGGCTCCACTGATCGCCCATGGCACGGATTGATCTCTGGCGATCGGTTTCCGCCGCACGGAGTTCATCCATGTTAATTTCTGGTTTTTCGTTTTCCATCTGCCCCCCCTTGGGTGTTTCTGTAACCTCTAGCTTGGATTTATACAGAGGTGTTTTTGTTGTTTTTTCCTCTGTTTCAGTTTCTTCTTCTTCCTCTATTTCCACCTCAACGGCTTCAATGGGTTCAACGGCGATCGCCTCTGGGGTCGTTTCTGACGGGGAATCTTCCAAGCTACGCCCAACACCAACAGACGGATCAGCCGGGTCAGACACGAAACTGCAATGCACTGGGGTAAATCGGGTGACGTAGCATTTGCCGTCCCGTTCAACCCAATCATCTATTTGGTAGCGAATGGAAACATTGGTAACGATGCCGTCATCTACCAAGGATTTATATTTTGTCGCCAAATCGGTTTCAGCCCAGCGAAAAGTAACGACGCTTTTTGTTCCGTCAATACTCCAATCCAAAACCTTGCCCAGGGGTTCTGCCCCAACGGAAGGATCGTGACCGTGGTTCCACATCACCACCATTCCGTTGACACGTTCGAGGTTAATGCACTCCGGTTTGTGGACTAGAATTTCTTCCCCTGCCCAACTGCCAACGGGATACTCTGATGCTACCGACATTCGATAGACCATTGGGTCGTCGCTTGTTTTGACCGGGTTAGCCTGTAATAATAGTCGCTCTCTGGTTTCTGCCATGACCTTTTCCGATAGTGGTGTCATGGTCAAAATAAATTTATACAAGCCGCTTGATTTCCCGCTCTATCACGGCGATCGCCTTTTTGTAGGGCAGGTTTGGGGTAAAGCATTCCGTATCGCCACCACGCAACAGCAAAGGGAATAACATGGCTGGCTGTCTATAATGCCGAAACCGCTTCAATACCTTTTGCTCTATCTGGTATGCGTAAATGCCGGGGTCGATCTGCCATTCGTACCTTTCTTTGACAAATAATGCGTCTTTCCCAAACCTATCTTCTATCGTGCTGTTAGTAATCCCAATCTTCCAAAATTCAGCAAAATCTTTTTGGAACCGAATAAAGTAAAGTATTCCAGGCTTGCCAAAGTTAAATCCATACTCCGCGCACTTGCAACACCCCTGCCCTCTTAGATGATTATTGGCTACCTGCTCAAATACTCCGTGTTCTGGGCAAATAACTTTAACCTTTTCTTTGTTGCTAGAGTACTCAACCAATGAATAGTCATATCGGTTGCCATGGACAATTACGGCTTCAGATATAAAATCCTCTGTTGTTTTCTGCGCCACCCCGGCACATTTAATACAGCCACGCCCTTTAACGTGATCTTTTGGTGTTTGCTCAAATACACCATGATCGGGGCATATTATTTTGACCTTTTCTTTGTTGCCATAATACTCAACCAATGAGTAGTCGTACTTGCCTCCATGAACTATGTTTGATTCATCAATAAATTCTTCAGTCGTCTTTTTCGCTGTCCCACCACATCTTGCACACCCATAACTCATATGCTCACATGGAGATTGTTCAAATACGCCATGATCGGGGCATATTATCTTAACCTTCGCTCTTGCATTAATGTATTCAGTTAATGAGTAGTCGTACCTATATCCATGCACCGATTGCGCGGACTGAATAAAATCGTCTGTTGTTTTTGTTCTGGACTTAGCCCTTTGAAGTTTTCCACACTCGGTGCATCCTTTCCCCGCTAAATGACCGTTTGGCGTCTGGGCAAATATCCCATGATCGGGGCATATTATTTTGACCTTCTTGTTAGACTTTATATACTCAGCCATTGAATAGTCATACTTGCACCCGTGAACTAATAACGCATCGCGGATAAAGTCATCGGTATTTTTCCCTTTCCCTTGGCACTTAAGACACCCACTCCCTTGCAAGTGTCCATTGGCACACTGTTCAAACAATCCATGATCGGGGCAGATTATTTTTACCTTAAACTTTGCCTTGACATATTCAGTCTGGGAATAATCGTATTTGTGACCATGTACGGATTGCGCCTCTTGAATAAATTGCGCTGTAGTCTTACACTTTTTCATGTTGACCTATTGACCAGGTTGACCGCGCCTCGGAATGTTACCAGCATTGCCGGGGCTTCAAAGTATTTTACAATCTTTGCATCTGTTTTTTCCGTTTTCTAGGTAACCGTTTTTCCCTTGGTGGTGTTACTGGCTTAGGTTGATTTTCCTGCTGTGCGTCATCTGCCAAAATTGCCTCGGCATCCACTTCAATGGGCTCAAAATTGACACCATATTTTTTCTCTAACTCCATCTCCATTGCTTTCTCCCGAAGGATGTCCTCGTAATCAATCCCCTTTTCTGCCAAAAATCGGGTTCGAGTATTTACGCCCAGCGATATTTCAAGCTCTGTGGACTTCAGATCTTTTAGCGGGTCAACCCACGGCATAGAACTACCGCACCACCAATCACAGACATAATCTGCCTTGTTGAACTCGTAATCCCTGGGCATCGTAACAAAACCCGACATTGCCGCCGCATCCAGCCAGTGCCGAAAAACAGGGGAGTTCAAGTCTGTATTCAGTCGATCCCGTAACAGTTTCACCCGCCGCCATTCGTTCAATTTCCCTTCACGCAAACTTGAATAATTAGCACTGCTCAAATCTTTATGAACTTGGTGGGCACTTAATCCCAAAATCCCTGCAATACTGCGCTGAAAATGCTGTGCAAAATCAACCAACTTGTCATTGGGGCTGGAAGCATCGAAGGGTGCTATTTTTTGCCCCGGCTGTAAATACTCAATCATGCCGGGATATAACTCTTTGCCCCACTGCCCCGATTCATCAATAAATTCCGGTTCGATGTCTGGAAATTCGGATTCTATAAAGACGGAAATAGCGGATTGCACTCGCGCTTTAACAATTTCACTTTCTTCAAGCCCCAACAGGTTACGAGCTTTCAGTATGCCTGCATGGATCGCCGGAACTCCCCTAGTCTGCCCCGGACGCCATCCCTGACGGTTTACCAAGTGCAAAACCTGCCAAGCCGGAACGGGTTTAGACTGGAATCCTTGGGTTCTGGCACCGTAAAAGTCCCCAGGGTGATCTTCCAATAGCCAGTAATATTCTGGCCGTTTCCACTCGTTAACCTCCACCCCCATCCTGATCTCGTTACCGTTTTTTGCTCTAGCAAAATTTAGGCGATCATCCAACTGATCTACCTCGATTAACTCCAAGGCAAAAGGCACTGGGGAATCGTCAAAACGCTTACTCACCAACCGCACTAACACGCCGCCATCTACCAGCATTGAGTGCAAAACTGTTGCCTGCATTTCCCAGAAAGTCTGACGGCCCGCCGCATCACACCAGCTAGGATTATTGGCCCAACGGTTAAATTTCTTTTCAATTTCCTCATTTAGCCGTAAATTCAAACCGCCGCCGCGCTTCATTTGCACCTGACTTTGCAAGTGAATCCCTGTATCTACCACCAAAGAAACAAGTTCATCGATCGCCGTTTGAACGTTGGAGTCGTCCTGATAGAGGGAGCGACTCCTGGCGATTAGAAGTCGCAGACTACTCCAGATTTCATTGTCGGCACTGGTTTGGCCAACGTGCCAATCTAGGACACCCGTTGTGTTAGTGCTAGCCCCTGCGTATTTGCGGATGCCATAGCTCCGCCCCTGTTTCTCTACAGGCAAGGGGATTTTAAATAAATTGGCGATCGCCGTTTGGAAGCGGTTCATATTATTTGCGGCTACTTTCCCCCAGTCTGAATTTATACAGCTAGACTTTTTCGAGTAAAACGCCTAGATCGTACTGGGAGAGCACCTGAGCAATAATTTCTGTCACTTCCTCGGGGGAAACACTGGGGCGATCGATGATCTCGGTTAATTTGTCGATATTTTGCCGGCAGTAGGCTAGGAAAAAATCGTCTAACTCGCTGATGGTTTTTTCGGCTTCGGCTTCGATAATTTTGGCCCGTTGATCTAGCTTGTGCCACAGGTACCTAAATATCTCCACCTGCACCGGCTTTAGGAATCCTTCCACCACAACGCCCAACGCTAAGCCGATTAGGATGCTGCAAATAGTTGCCACTGGTTTCTCCTCCGCTTTTTTCCTAGCTTAGGTTTATACGCAAAAAAATCCCGCCACTAGGACGGGTTTGGGAGTTATTTGTTGCGGTTGAATTGTCGGTTACAGTCACGGCATAGCCACTGCTGTTTTCCTGATTTGGCTACGCCGTTTTTGACTGTGTTTAGGCTGTTACAGTTTGGGCAGACTTTCCCTCAATTTTGCCGTATTCGGCATCTAACAACCGGCGCTTGTGTTGGTAGACTAACTCTTTAAAATCATTTTCAGATGTGACGATTTCAACTTTGATTAACGCCATAGAGTAAACATCTCCGTAGCTGACTACTTGAGCAATAAACCGAGTGCCCGGGGGCAACTCGACTACGTTGCTCCACTCATAACCGCCTTTGTAATTTTTTTGACGGTTGTATTTCTCGTCTTTTCCGAGGGCGGAAGTGCCTCCAAGTTGCAAGGTTTCATCGCCTGTGACGGTTCCAGCAAAAATGCCGTCTTTATCGGTGGGGGGATAATCGCAAGCGATGGTTACAACTTCTCCTTTTTCTGTCACATATTGCCCAGATACTTGGGCATTGCCTGTTGCTTTTTTGATGCTTTTCATTGACTTTCCCTATAGTTGATTGGTTTACTTGCCCCTGATTAGCGACAGAGGCGATCGCCGGTTGGAGTTAATTAAATAACGATATAATCACCGTCCAAAATCTGGTTTTTCACCTTTTCCCATACTGGATAGGCGGGCAAGACTTGCCACTTTGTGGCCTTGTCACGATCTTGAGTGACTACCGCAACGGTGCGGGTGTTGTTTTTGCGATATTTAATCGCCTCTTTAGTAACGGGGGACGCTACTGCGGGTTTTATAACCCGGTAGCCATTATAGAAATAGTTTTGACCGCCGACTATGACTTGCATTACGTTCATGATTGTCTAACTTCCTTTGTGGTTGGTTTACTTGCCCCTGATTAGCGACAGAGGCGATCGCCGGTGTAGTTTAACCTAGATCCCATGTTGCAACAGTTTCGTCAGGGGACTCCCCTTGATGATACTGGGCACTCCATTGATCAAATTTAATGTTTTGGTCGTTTAATATTTTTTCAAGGTCAGCAGTCGGGACACTGCTAGGGAAGGATAAAACTACTTTTTTGCCTTCGGTTTTGATTAAGATCTCGCCGCCCTGTACAGAAGCTACGGTTGTCCAGTCATTAGTTAAAGCGTTCATGATTATCTCCGGTGGTTGGTTGTTTGTAGTGCCATCCATTAGGCGGGATGGCGATCGCCGGTTAATTAAATTTTGTGGGCAGGAATATACCCTGATTGATCACAATTTTTTACCCATTGCTTGATTGCATATTCATCACTGACCTGCACTAGGGTTTCGCCATCGTCCCCCACTATGTATGCACCCGTCGCATAGGTATGCACCCCATTCCAAATGGAAACTTCCCCTTTAACCACCGTGCCACGCTTGCCTTGTGGGGGATGCAATTGGAAACGCAAGAAAAATGGGGAAGATCCTATTTTTTCGTTTTCGTCGTACAACAAAACGCCAATTGCTCCGGGTGTAAATTTGTAGTCTAGTTTAATTGCGTTCATGGCTTCATTCCTTGTGGTTGGTTTACTGGGTTGGGACTGTCCCCTCCACCCATGAATCCAATATAATCCCCCATCCCTAGCTCTATCATGTCGTCTTGTGACACCTTTAAAACTGGCACACGATTTATTGACTTTTATGAAAACTGTGATATAGAAGCAAAAACCCCCTATATAGTAGGGGGCTGAGTCCTTAGAGTTTACCTTTTCGTCCAAAACCTAGTTTTTTTTTAGTTTACTAGCACCACCGGCAAACTTGCCTTTCAACCCACCGCCAGCACTTAACCCAGCTACACCACCGCCAGCCAGCTTAGCTTTTAGTTGCTCTAGGGCTCCGGTTAGCTCAGACTGGGGGACAGTCCCGGGCACTGGCAGATCGTTAAATTTTGCCATAAAGGCGTTTAACTCCTCGATTGAATTGACGGTAGGTAACTCCTCGACAGGAATAGTAATACCGTATTGCCCTTGCAGAATCTCAGAATTGTAAATGTTCAAGAGTTCCTGAGCAGGCATATTCAAGGCTTCGTTGAACTTATCCTCGATACCCAACTCTTTGGCGTGTTTACGCAGTACCTCCGTGGCTTGGGCACGGGTTTGATCGTTGACAGGGGAAGCAGACATAAATACTCCGTGATGGGCGATTTCCTTTATTGTGGATTTATACGGCGGGGACTAATCGGCTTTTTTTGGGGTGGCCGCCACGCCTGCCAAGCGGACTGGATCGCCGTGGCTTGTACCGAGGTGAAGGTGCTGTTTTTGCACAATTTTTTGAGCCGTTCTTGTAGGGTGATTTGCGCCTGCCGGTGGGGGAAGGGGAAGATCCCCTTTTTCTGTTCCTCCAACTCTTTTTTGTAAGCTTCGTTCACCGCCCGCTCCCAGTTTTTGAGGGCGATCGCCAGTTGTTCAGTAGATTCCTGTAGCACATTGCCCCCCGTTTAGAGAGTAGTTTGGTAGGCGAATTGTGTTCTGTGAAGCGAGGTAAGTCTGGAGGAAACGGAATTGTTCCTTGTTTAATTGAATTGCGGAGTTTGAAAAATGTAACTCAGCACCTGCCTCGTTAACAATAATTTGGGTGACTAAATCGAGGTTTAACCATTGCGGTAGGGTTGATTCCCCCTTGGGAAAATATAAGAACATAACACTCCTTAATCGACTCTAATAATTATCCCACCCGCTACAGGTGGGAACCGTAATTTTTGCCTAGAAGTCTTCCCAACCGTCTAGTGCTGAGGACATATTGTATTCGGTAACAGTTGCCTCAAAAAAGTTCCCCTTAACGTCACCGCCACTGCTGGTATTGGCGATTTTTTCCAAGTGTTGATAGGGGTTAATTTTTTGATTGTAGAGCGGTGGCAAATTGATCGCCTTTAACCGCAGGTCTGCCAGATATTTGGTGTACAGTTCGGGGGCGTGGGGAGGGATACCCAGAACGTCGTTGTTGGTGATATGGTGTGTCCATTCGATTTCCTTAGTAACAGCCAGATCAACCATCTCCAAGAGTTTGTCTTGGGAGTAGGGGAAGGTTTTGAACGCTTCGGCTAGGAGCTTGGAGAATAGGCGAACGTGATCCAGTTCATCACGGTTGATCAGGCTGATAATATCGCCAGTCCCCTGCATCAATTGACGACTAGAGAGTGTATAGAAAAATGCGAAGCCGTTGTAGAAGTACAACCCCTCTAGGAGATAATCAGCAAATAAAGCGTAGAGGTAATCTTCGTCGCTTCGGGTGTCACAATATTGCTGGTAATAGCTGGTAATTAATTGACAGCGATCCGCCAGTATTTTGTCAGACTCCCAGAGGTAATAAATAGAGTCCCTTTCCTTTTCGGGGTAAAGGGTTTCGATCATGTACTTGTAGGACTCGCTATGGATCCCCTCGAAATAACACTGCTCAGCCAGACAGTGGCGGACAGAGGGAGCAGTCATCACCTCACTGATTTTAGGCAACATCGTTTCTTGAATTGAATCCAGATAGGTCAAGTAGGACAGAATGCCTGTATAGGCTTGACGCTCGGAGTTGGTAAGTTGAGCAAAGCTGTTAACGTCTGGGGTTAAATCCACCCGTTGAGGCACCCAGAATTTCTCGCGCATTTGCTTGTAGAGTTGATCAGCCCACTGGTAGGGATTGCGATCCAAGTTCATTAGGTTGGTGGTTTCACCGTTCCAGATTTTCAAGTCTTTGTCGGTGGCGTTGATGTCGAAAATAGCGGGTGACTTCATGATTATAGATAGGTAACTTGTTTGCTTGAGCGGGCTTGTTTGTCGCTGACGACTAGCTCAACCGCTTCCTCGTCAGACTCGCAGACACCGATCGCCTGCCAGCCAAAATTGGCGATCGCCGAAATCACCTCGCTAAAATCCGCCGAGGCTACCACTAGGGTGAGAGGCAGAAATATTAGTAAAACGGTATAGAGGCAAGTTCGGCTTCCCCAGAACCACAGCCAACAGGGGCGATAGAAGACTTGGTACTCCTCCCGCACAGGATCGGTGCGCTGTAGCCGGATGATTCGATAGTGGGAATAGTGGGGATAGTTCACTGTTTTAATCTGTCTCGAATAGTGGAAAAGGCGTCAATAATTTCCCGAATTAGGGGATCTCGCAGGATGTCGTTGTAATTAAGGTTAATCACACAGAAAGGACTTCTGCGTGAAAACTCCTCACACACCAATTCAAAAGCGTCAAACTCACGGGAAAACAAATCCCGCTGTCCCTTGAAGTCCCCCAGCAAAATTAGCTTAGATGACTCTGGTTTGCGGGTCATAACGGTTTCCAAAGCCGTTAGATCGGCGTTTTGTGCTTCATCCAAAACTAGGATTGTTTCCAACGGCGATCGCCCTCGGATCATCTCCACGTCACTACCTTCAATGCGCTTAGTTTTTAATAGGTAGTCCAGCTCACCCGGAGGGACTAAAGCGGTGAGGTTATCCTCGATTGGTTTCAACAAGGGAGAGAGTTTTTCCGACTCCTCACCGGGGCGAAAACCTAAGCCTTTTTCGTTAGGGCGTTGGATATTCTGGCGGATATAAAGGATTTTTTCATACAATCCCTGCTTAACTAATTTGAGGCTGGTTTGCAACGCCAAAAAAGTTTTTAAGCTACCGGCTGGCCCATTAATAATGGTGACAGGATTGCGGTGGATAGACTGAATGATCCGCTCGTGATTAGCCGTTAACCGTTTAAAGTGGGACGGCGATCGCCACTGGTGGGGATTATCAGAAAGCTTACTGGCTCTGGTTTTTCGCATTGGTGAGGGGGTTAGCGGGGCAGTGTTCGGAGAGGTAGACAGCCTCTTTGATTTGTGCGCTTAAGTCCTTATAGCGTTGATTTTTAGCAGTCAACAATTCCTTTTTCAGGCGTTCAATTTCGTCAGGACGGGCAACCCATTTTCTGCACAATTCACAGAATTGATTGTCTAGTCCCGGAATGGAAATTTTATGCACAGGGATGACTAGCCTCAGTCAACGCCACGTTAATTTCTAGCCCCACCATAGCGGCTCGTTTCTCCCAAGTATCGCCAATAGTGGAGCCCTTACACGGGTTAATACAAGGTCGATCGCCGCTTAATTTATTGCAAACCAAACCGGCTAAATCGTGGGGATTACCTTTCTTTCCGGTGCCACTCCAGTGGTGTACCCCGTCGATAAACTGTGTGCCACAGGTGGGACAAACTGCGATGGCCATAGCCTAATCCTCAAAGAGCTTTTTTAAATAATAATGCCAGCAAAATATGATCACCAGAAAAAGCGCAAAAATAATGATCATGGTGAAAACCTCGCTCTAGCGGTGCGAGAAATCCCTCGACTTCTGGCTTCTTCGTTTTGTACCCTTTGATACCAATAAGCCTCAGCTTTTTGTAACTCTTCTAAACTGCGATAAGTTACGCCCCTGCCTTCGATCTGATAACTAGAAACCTTGCCACTAGCTAGATCGGCGATCGCCTGCTGTATGCCGTCTAAAATTTTCTTGGCCATGGTGCGGCCATCATAAGGTTCATCTACCAGAGCGAGGTTATCTACTACCTGCAAGGTGCCGTTCCCAACAAACAGGACTTTGCCGGTGTCAACGTGAATTAGTCGGGCACTCCATTGGTATTGCCCTGGTAATGCGTCCTCAAAATCAGCCCCGTCAATCTCGGTGAGCCAGCCGGTGCCGTTGGCGGTGCTGGTGGTGGGGATAATTATGTTGCCAGCGATACTGACTTGGAGATCCCAATGGTCACTGGAATACTCCGTCAAACTACTCTCGAACTCTGTGGAAACGGCGATCGTTAATTCTTTGGGGATGTTCAGCATGGCGGCCAACCAAATAGATTGCCGCCATTGTGGATTTATACGCCCCGCCCATAGCCGCTCAGGTAGCCCGATCGCCGTGGTGTTTTGCGGGTAGTAGTGCGAGGCCTCTGGGGTTCTGGAACGGGAAGGTTTAAGTCTTTTTCCGGTGTGGGTTCAGGTGTGGAGAGAGGATTGCTAACGCTCACTAATTGGCGCAACTTCTCCCAATGGGCGGCGTTAAAACGGTTTAAACCGACAAAAATGGCGGCGGCGTAGGCATAAACGGCACAGTCTAGGGGTTCATTTCGCACACCTGGTACCGGCTCCCAGACATACGCCCACTGTGCTCCTTTTTTCTTCTTGACTAACACCTCAGAGCCTGCCAATTCCTGACAGTAGCGAGGGGGAACGTTGACGGGTAGGTTCAGATATTTGGGGGACGGCTGTGCGATCCGGCACCGGCCAAGGAGAGTTTGTTTGATTAAATCCACACCGAGGAGGTGAAGCTTAACCCCCTTTTTGATTGTCTTCCCTTGCCAATTGGTTTCCTGCCAAGTAGCGGGGGCAACTAACTTGCGATCGCCTTCCTTCCCTTTGACTACCATCCAAGCCTGCTTGCCACGGCTCCTGCCATAAACCTCTTGGGTGAGGTAGCCAGAATCCACCGCCGCCTTTTTAATTTTGATAGTGCCACCGAGGGGATGGTGGAACTCGTAGCCCAACACTTCCTCTAACTCCTGCCAAACCCCATCCCGACTTGGATCGCCGAACAAAACATCATGGCGAATCAAGTAGCTTTGCTCTCCTTCCCCCCAGCCAAAAATGGACACCTCAATCCTGTCCCCTTGCACGTCTACCCCAGCAGTCAAGAGTAGAACACCTTCGGGAATTTGGCCCATCTGATAGTCAGAGTTTTCGGCTCGGTATTGCAGGTTTTCCCAGTCGAATTTGGTTTGCAAGTCGTGTTCATAGGGGAGTCCTAGTGACGTATTCCAAAACACTTGCAGACGGAGAGGATCACCGATCGCCGCTTCGTAGTCCCTAGCCACGTCCTCCCACGCTTTCCAAGGGGAGTACAACTCGTTAAGGTGGAAGCCAGCGATACTGCCTTTTCTTCCCTGTGCCTGCCAGTGGCCGGCCCTGAGCATTGTCAGTTTGTTGGTTTCTTCTATATCTGCTTGGCAATGCACGCACTCGTACCGCACTTCCTCAATATCAAACTTTTGCAAGTTCACGCTTCCTTTGTTTTTGTACTTCAACCCCTCCCACTTCAAGGTCTGATACTCTCCACAGTGGGGGCAGGGTACTTGGTACTCACGGCGATCGCTCAGTAGCCAAAGCTTCTCTATTCGGCTTTTCCCTTGGATAGTGGGAGTGCTCACCCAAATATGGATTTTATTCCAGAAAGTTGTAGTACGCTTTTTAGCTAAATTGACAGGATCACCTTCTGTACCCGCCGACTCTGGCCAGCGATCCAACTCATCCCCAATCACCGCACGGATCGGACGGGAGGCGAGGGAGGCTGGGGAGTTGGCACCAGCAAGGGTAAGCACTCCTCCTGGAAACCGCTTGCTCAACAAGGTATTCCCCGAATCCCTAGACTGGGGTGGTTTTATTTTGTCGGCAAAACATTTGGAGTCCCGAAACATTGGCGCAAGGCGATCCTTGCTGAACGCCTCGGCCATTTCCAGAGTGGGGTTAATTGACAGAATAGGACATGGTTGGAGGTCAATCAAAAAACCAATCAGGCTTAAGACAACCGTACTCTTCCCCACCTGCGCACTTGACATAATTACCACGTCTTCAATGGCGGGATCGGCGATAGCGTCTAACATTTCCCGCTGGTAGCAAGCACGGTCAAAATTGATCCGACCCGGTTCAGCACTAGCTTCGGGACTAAGGTGCATCCGTTGCTCTGCCCATTCGCTAGGCTTCCACCGCACTGGTGGGGCGATCGCCGTTGACGCTGAGGTGAGGAGGCTAGGCATTTTAAAACAAGATGTTAGAGTACATAAACTCACCCTCTTCAATGCACTGGCGGATATAGCAGGCGAGGTCTAGTATTTCAGCATAGGCATCGACTAAACCCTTTCGCCCATTGCCCGCCTGCAACAAAGTCCCGTACTTTTCCAATCCAAACCGTTTCCTGTCCTCAATATCCTTGACAACCAAATCATGTATAGATGGGTTGCTATTGGGTACGGGGTTAGGTTCAGGCACCGAATAATTCACGCAAACCTCACTCACAACAAATTCTCCTCTAAGACTTTTTTGGCAGTTGTCAGATCAGCCCCAAGGTAGTCGCCGCTGTCACCAAACCACCGAGCCACATCGGGCACCGCCCAGAAGCCGGTCTTGGTGCGCCACTCTATTGTGAACTGGTAGAGGTTGGGGTTGTCTTCCACGGCTTGATCGGCGATCGCCTGTAGAATGTTTCGCTCTGCCTGCTTGCTTAACTTAGTTTTTGTCATTTACCCTCCATTACTCGGCGATCGCCGGTGTTAGCGAGCATTTTTAGCTTGTGCTTCGCTTCGTAGTGGTTTGAGCCAAGAAAGATTTTGTCGTGGTCGGCGATCGCCCACCAACCGCCTCTAGTTTTCCACTCGACTATGTAGCCACTCAAAACACTTTCTGCCATCTCTTGCAGTTGTTTTTTGTAATTCACTGAAATTGTTTCTCCATGTTTACAAAACGATCTAGGCACTCAGCTAGTTTTTCCGGGCTGTAATCACAGTGATCGGCTCAGCATTAGCCTTTACTCTCCATAACTCGGCGATCGTTGTTGTACCGGCCACGCACAGAATAATCCTGATCCGGCGGGGCAAGCGTAAGGGAAAAAACCAACTGCCCCATCTTTAGTCCCGGATAAATTGGGAGGGGTGCAAGGTCGTCATTGGTTAACTCCATAGTTAGCTTGCTGTGACTCCAACCCGGATCACAAAAACCTGCAAGCTGATGTCCATACCACTCCCTGCCCCGACTAGATTTGAGTTTAAACTGAGCGCAAAGAAAATTAGGCAAGCAAAATTTTTCCAGTGATGCCACCAATAGCCGATCGCCGTTTACAAACCAAAAAGGCTTAGATTCAGAATAGTTAGACAAATCAATATCCAGATACCCGTTATCAGTCCGCAACTTAGCCGTCTGTCCCACCCTAATATCCAAGGATGCAGGGTTAACCAAACTTGGATCAAACGGCTCCACCATTGGCAACACCTTGGCGGGAATATCAGCCCACAAACTCGAATAATAAAACCGCAACTCATCGGGCACAACGCCCCGGCACAAGTCAGCAATATGGCGATCGATTAGAATCACTGGCAACCTCAAAACAACACCAAAACTATTTTAAGCTTCCTCACTTTCAAGCTCCGTAATTTCCCTAGAATTAGCAAATTCCACCGCCAACTCTTGCAGACATTCATCGATCGCCTGAGTCAAAATAGCGGCGATCGTCTTGGGTTCAGAGATGCCAGCTAGTTGCAGTGCCATTCTGGAAGGCAATGCCAAAAATCTTGCTCTAGTGGTTAACAAAGCCGTTTGAAATTGTTCCAGTGCCTCGGAAAAGTTGATCACCTCTCCCCTTAATTTTTGCAGTTCCAGTTCCTTCAACCCTGCCACCGCTTCTTCAGTTCTGCACTTGGCCAGCAAAAGCCTTTGGTTGGGGTTTTCTGTCTCCTGTTCTTCTTTTTGCAATTTTAGGCGATCGATTAACTTCTGCTTTCTGGCAATATCCCGCTGAAAAATAATCACCAAATCCACCAACCCATCGGGGTTCTGCTCAATATTTTTCTGATCAATCCACTCCTTGATAGTGCGACGACTTACACCAGTCACCCGCACCGCTTCTGCCTGTGTCTCCCAGAGTGTTACCTGTTTTTGTACCATGTTTTCCCGTTGTTCTCGTGGTGGTGCATAGCTTTGTATTGCCTTATACCTAGAAATACCGTGCGCCACTGCGAACCGCATTGAAAAGTACTAGGAAGAACCTACTATATTTTATCGGGTGCGATATGCACCTTGGCGGCGTAGGACAGCCGAAATACTGCCCTGACTAACACCCCAGTCCCTTGCTAGTTCTCGGCAGGTTAACCCCGCCTGATGGTGGGAACGAATTAATAAACATTGGGACGGGGTAAACGTTTTTTCACGGTGGAGCTTATTAGAAATCCACCGCTCTGTTCTAACAGAACGGGGTGAGGGGGGATTGTAACCGGCGGCGATCTGGCTGTACCGCCGTGCTACCGCTGGCCCGTATGTCTGTAGAAGATAAGCCTGATAGTCCACAATTCCCCCCAGAACGCAACAGTTTTATCCTACTACCTCAGCAACGGGAATGGCTGACTTGAGGCGTTGCAACAAGTCCAACTTGTCTTTGGCGATCTTGCAGATTTCAGTGGCATCATTTGGGTCAATGCCCTGTTGCAGTGCCCATTCATAGCCATCGATCCGCCACTGATCAGGATCTTGCAATGGTTCTGTTTCAACAATAGGCTCAGTGGTGGATGCTTCGGGAAGAAGGCTGTTGCACTGAGGGAATGCTTTTCGCAGTGCTTGACTCTCAGCGCATTTTGCCAACATAGTTAAAGGCATGTTCTGCCATAACCCAGACGGTTTCCCTTCATAAGTTTGAACGAATTCGGAGTATTTTGCGATACCTACAAATGGGCATCGTTGTCCCCCTATCATTTTCCAAACAGTAACCTTGCAGATGGAAGGCAGTGTCCGCCCTGTCTGTTCAAAACTAAAGCAGTCAAGCCCTTCGTCAAATAGCGGTTCGTCACTTCCAGCGTATTGTCCCGTTCGGTCTGCAATAGCTCGTAGTCCGTCCACTGATATTTGGAACGTCCACTTATAAGCCTTGTTTGCCTTGTCATAGCGTTGGATTGCATAGACTTGTTTAGCAAATGGATCTAGTCCAGCCCTTTGGCAAATCATTCCAAACAAAGCCAACTCGTTGTCAGATGGTGGCGTTTTGCCAGCCATGATAGTGGACTTGATCAATGCGATTTGCTCTTGGTTAAAGCCTTGTTTAACAATTGCAGTACTCATAATTAAATAATCTCAGTAGTGGTTAATCGTCGGTAATAGTTGTTAGCCCGTACAAAGGCCCACGCAAGGCGATCATTCTCTTCAGACTCAACTTCTAGGTAAAGCCCATAGCGGACTGCCAGAGGTTTGAGCCCTCGGTGCTGACGTTGGTGGTTTATCAATGCAATGGCGGCATAACGGTTTCTGCCGTCAAGTATCTTTCCTGCATAGAGCTGAATGGGAACTAATTGCCCCGTGCGCTCTATGTCCTGAGCCAGCTTTGCCAGTTGATCGTCGGGTAGGCGATCAAACAAGTTGGCGTAGGGGTGAGGCAGAAACTCAGGCTCGGTTATGCCTGGATAGTGCGGGGGATTGGCCTTGGGGTTCTCCACGGATTTCCTCCAGTAAATCGTGAAAGGTTAAGAATTCTTTGTCGGTTTCGAGTTGGATTAATAGCACTGGGTCGGTGTCTATTCCCCAAGCGCATTCCTGCCCCCGAAGCCAAAAATATAGGTAGCCACCAGACACAACAGGATCGCCTTTGGCTATATTTTCCCACGCACACTCTCCTAGTTGCGTAATAACTAGGTCTTTAATCGTCGTCGTAATCATTACTGCCTCCGTAACTCACAAAATTGGTAATTGTCCCCACACTGGGGTCGAAATTTGCCTTGGCTGTAACGCCACTTACCCCGTGCCTGTTTTTGGCAAGGATAAGTTCAAGAATCCCTTGGTCGGGAGTGTTGGGGTTGTAATATTCGTCCCTATAAAGCATCACGATCACGTCGGCATCCTGTTCAATAGCCCCAGAGCTTCTGATGTCGGACATAACAGGTCGCTTGTCGTTACGTCCCTCCACACCACGGGAAAGCTGGGAGAGTGCAATCACAGGACAGTCAAACGTTTTAGCTAAGCTCTTCAATGCCGAGCTGTAACGCCCCAGTTCCCCCACTCGGTTGCCTGAACCCTGATCGCCAATGAGTTGGAGATAGTCCACAACGATCGCCCCCATTTTTTGGTGCTGACGGTAAATTTTGTGACACTCGGACTGCAAATAAGGCACGGTGACAAGATCGCCGGGGGTGTCGTCAATAAAAATCGGCAGGGAGCTTAAAGCGGCGGCACCATCGGCTAATTGGCCAATGTATTGGGGGTTGATGGAGTTGGTGTTCAGCCAGCTCTGGGGAAGATTCGCTTCTGTGGCCCAATAGCGGCGGGTTATTGAGTCGGCAGACATTTCTAGGCTAAAAACAGCCACCGGCCCTTGGTTGGCAAGGATTCTGGAAGCGAACTGAGCAACAAAGGTTTTGCCCATGGCTGGCCTACCAGCCACTACAACCAATTCCCCACCTCTTAAGCCACCGTCTAGGCACTGGTCAAAATAATTTAAGCCGGTGGGAATAGCAGAATTTTTGCCTTCCTCAAGTTGCTTCCAGATTTCTGGCATAAATTCGGAAATATGCCTTAACCCTCTAGCAGTGGTTTTATCGGCGATCGCCGTTGTCAACTCAGCCTCAGCTTTATTTCTAAGCTCCTCCCATTCAACGGAGGTATCAAAGGCATCGGTCAAAAGAGTTTGGCAGGCGGCGATTAGCTTGCGCCGTTGGTATTTTTCGTGAACGATCGCCGCATAGCGATCCACATTGACAGCCGAAACGGTGGAATCTGCCATGTTTAGCAGAACACCAACCCCACCGATTTGCTCAAGGTCATTTCCCAAGCCTTCGGAAACAGTCAGGAAATCCACTGGCTGATTGCGATCAACCAAACCGAGGATCACCTTCCAGATTTTTTGGTGTGCTGGGGCGTAAAATTCTTCCGGCCGGAGCTTTATTTTGGCGATCGCCGCTGGTGCGACTAAAACACCGCCTAAAATCGCCTGCTCTGCCTCTAAATTGTGCGGAGGGATATTAGCCATGTCTCGCCCTCCTTATCGCCTCTGCTGAGGCAATTCTGTCGGGGATTTCGACTAGTTGGGGTTGGCGGGGTGCGACTTTTTTCGCAACCGGCGGCGCAGAAAGATTTTTTCGGAAATGCTTGGCAAACTGAACCCAGTGCTTGTTAGCAAGTTCTGTTCCTGGATTTTGGAACAAACTTGACAAAACTTTGCCAACGTAAGCCTCGGGATCTTTCTTGTCGGCATGAACAGCAAGCATGAACTGATCAAAAGCTTCCCAAACCACTTTCGGATCTTGATCCAGTTCTTGAGCTAATTCTCCCCAAGGACTATCAACGAGGAAGTTCTTGGTTGCTGGTTGTTTTGTTTGCTTGGCTACTTCTCTTGCAATTTGTTTTGCTTGGCCAAGAAAAAATGGATCTTCTATACCAGCATCAGCACCAGCCTCTGATCCTGTTGTTGTGATCTTAGAAGTAGTCTCTATATATAGTTGGGCGGCGTTTTTCTGCTCACCGTCATCGGTTTCTTTATCACCGTCATCGGATAACTGCTTACCGTAAGCGGTTTCCGTCTTTGGTTGGGTTGTACCGTTTAACTGGTCTAGAGCGACTT